AAAAGTTTAGAGCAAAAATTTGCACCCAGTGAAAAAAGGTTAGAAAGTAATAGTGATTTAAATGATTATAAAACTCAAGGCTCGTGGTGGGAATCAAGTACCGCAACATTAAATACTATAGCTAATAAACCCGCAGGAACAGTAGGAGAAGCTGTATTACAAGTTTTTAATTGCGGCAATAATTATAAAATTCAAGTATTTTATAATATTACTCAAAATCTTGTTTTTATAAGAGCATATCAATTTGACCATTGGACTTCTTGGAAAGATTGCAGCGGCAATGTTATTCAAGGTGGGGATGGAGTAATAGAGATAGGTAGATATATAGATTTTCATAAGGATTTTGATAGCAATAGTTCTGATTATACCTGTAGATTACAAGATGATAGTGATACTCCTAGACAAGTAATTCTTCCTTCAGAAGGAGGTACTATTGCTTTAACTAAGGATATAAATTGGGATAATATACAGTCTACAATAAGATTCAGTAACGAATTTAATTTCTGTGATGATTCTCAAGGTGATTACTGTTGGATAAATTATAGAGGTAAGTCTGGAAATACTACTTCTGCTGATAAACTGTTTATAGGAAACGGGCAGAGTAATGGAGGATATGGAGCATTAGTTACTACTCATTACGACCATCCTTCAAATCAACAAATGTATTTGGGTTCTAAATCTAATAATTCTTGGGTAAGATGTCAAGATATATGTTGTCTGGATGGGGAAGTTGGAGATGGAATATGGTCTATTAGAACCAATGGAAATGCTCAATTCCAAAGAGTAGCCTCTGTTAATGGATTCTTTAAAGAGTCGGATAAGAGATTAAAATCCGACATCAAACCTTTAACTCATACATTAGACCAGATATGTTCTATACCAACTGATAGTTTCACTAAATCAGGGGTAAAACAAATCGGAACAATCGCTCAAGACTTAGAAAAGATAATTCCAGAAATAGTTTCTGAAGATTATAAACTAGCTTCTGAAGTTCCTAACAAAGAGGAGTTTGAAATTATTCAGCATCAAAACAAAGACCAAGTTGATGATTATATAAAAGTGAAAAAAGTAGAATATGATATGTTAGGAGTCATAGCTATTGAAGGAATTAAACTTTTAAAACAAGAGATTGATAAATTGAATAATCGAATAAAAGAATTAGAAAATGGCAGAGATAGCGACGTGGAGCATGATTAACTCTAAAACTGGGTATGGTTCATCGGGCTCTTACTGTCCTACAAAATCAGAAATATTATCTTACAATAGATTATATGTGGAAGGAAGCTACTCCGATAATCAACTTGTTCAAATAGACGATGTTAGAGGAAAGACGATAGGAAATATATACATACTCAGTATAGATAACAATAATGGATGGCTAACTGTCGCTGATAATGCTTTAGATAGAAAATCTCAGCTGTCAATAACATATACTCTAAGATATAACGGTAAAACTTTATCTAATACTAAAGTGATGTATACAAACGTACATTCATTTATGGTATATTTTACTGCAAATACTTTTGAGTCATTTACAATAGATTCTGTTAGCCCTACTGAAGATAATGATTATATTTACGTAATAGGAACACCTTAAAATGATTAAAATTTCGTGGTATAAATATGCTATTATTTCCATGATAATAGCTGCAGTATTTGGAATCACATTGGGTATGGGAACCACATGTCTGATTCCTGTGTCATTTGCAGTACTAGGTTGTAGTGCTTATGAAAACTTTCATAATGATTTATCTTATAAAAAATCTCTTTTAGAAGGAGGGTTGCCTTCATTAATTGGAGGAATAATTATTTGGATATGCTTTTTATTAGCATAAGATAAAAATTTTACAGTATATCTACATTCATCAATAGTCTGTACGGATAAATTTTGAGTGCGATTATATTTATTAAGGACTTTTAAAGTTTTTTAATAATTTAGTTGCAGGACTCAAAAATTATCCGTATTTTTGCATTGTTATCATAGGATGTAGACCGAGACGTCTAAAATCATAATAAGGTCGAAATTCATTGGTGACAGGTAATCTAACGTCGGATTACTTAATTTTTTTAACAATTTAAAAATTTTAGAAATGGCAGAATTTTTAACAATGGAAGAAGCCGAAGATAAATTCGGTAAAAAGGGGAGAACGAACGCAGCCCTAACTCTCGGTATTATCGGTACTGCACTTGGTGCATTTGCTAATAACGGAGGTTGTGGATGTGGAAACAACGGTGGTATTTTAGGTGGACTCTTTGGAGGAAACAACAACTGTTGCGCTATGCAAGCTGCTGAACAAGCAAAAACTATTGCAATGGCTCAAGGACAACAAGCTGATAATTTAGCTTGGGCTAACAGAGTGGAATCTATGCAAAATGATATAGATTTATATACCTATATCAATGGCAAAACACTAGCTACAAATGAAAGAATCGGAAATGAATCTCAAGTTTTAACTAACCAAATTTGGAAAGGAAGAGTTGAAGATTTACAAGAAAAGAGTGGAATGTACATCGATTTAATTACTCGTGACAACGCTCAAAATCAAAGACTTTGCGATGAATTATACAAACGCAGAGAACAAGATGTTCAAGAAAAAGCCGATTTATTTGCTAGATTAGGTTCAAGAATCTCTGAATTAGAGAAGAAAGAAGCTGCAACTGCTGCTGCTCTTCCTTTAATGTTCGAGCTTAATAAAGTTAATGCTGAAAGATATGCAGATAATTGCTGCTGCAAAACTGAAAAATCAATCATGGCTGTTGATGCATATCTGCAAAGACAATTAGACCATAAAATTGATGGACAGTTGAAGTATGCTTATAGCGATTTATGTGCACCAGTTCCAAGCATAGCTCCTTTATATTGTAGTCCTTTTACTCAGTACGGTACAGGAATGTACGCTGGTCAAGCTGCATCCAATTGGAATGCAATTAACACAGCCGTAAACGGGGCTTGCCCTACTTGTGCTGCTCAGTAACTAATAGAGATATTAAAGGGAGATTATGAAAGTAGTCTCCCTTTATTTTTATTTACCTAAAAATACACTGTGTAATGAGTATAAAAATCACTCCCTTTGGGACTACCACTGATACACAAGGAGCACAAATGCTTGAGTTTAATACATCTCTACCATGCGGTGCAAGAACAGATATAGCTCCTACTTCAACACTAACCGTAACTACAAGATGGGCAGAAGTCGAAAATGGACTTCAAGTTACTAAACTAGATTTAATTCATAATTTACAATACGTAGACTGTAAAGGCGCTACCAAAGTCGTTACACATCCTTATTCTACAATCATTGCAACAACCAATGCAACAACAACTCCGGAGACTATAACACCAGTTGTTACTAAATATGTTGACGTTTTAATTCCGAAAGGAGTTGATTATGTTACACAACAGGTAATTTCTGACTCTCCTACAGTTAATGCTCAGATAGCACATTGTGCTTATTCTGTATTTACAATTACGTTACCTGCAGCTCCTGCAGCTTAAGATTAGTAGAATAATAATTTAAAACTCGAATGACATGTTTGGCAATGCTTATGGCTCTACTAGCTTGGGTGATTTACAGAAATCTTACTATCAACAACTGGAAACGTTAAGTAAAATGCAACAACAGCAGCAAATGCAGAAGCTGTCTGTACTTGATGAAATTAATAGAAGTGTAAGTTCTTTATCAAACGAGGAACAATCTGTATTAGCACAATCTCATGATTATCAACTAGCGAAACAAACTTACGAAGCTGGATTTATGGCATTTATAAGTAATAAGTTTGCTGGAGAATATGTAGCTACTCCTGATGGAAAAATAGCTGCTGATAATCTATTAACTGCAATAAATCGCTCAAAAGAAAAGATTTCTGAGGAATTAAAAGCAAAACAAGAAAAGATAGACACTATGTTAAATCTTCTTGAAAATGACCCAGAAATTAAAAAAAGATACAATGAATTAATGACAGGCAAAGAAATACAATAATGGTTAGTGATAAAGAAATATTAATGCAAGCTGCTGAAAAATATGCAAAAGGAATCGCGAGTAACTTTTTCGGATTATCCTCGCTACCAGTTCAAACGGCAGTCACATATGTTATAAGAAATTGGGTTGATAAACATAATGATATGATTGACCTATTTGTTGACAAAAATGGAAACATTAATACTAAAATATTAGGTGATGCAGCAAAGGCTGTACTAAAAGAAAACGGTGGATTCACTTTGGGAAAAGTCAAATTTGGAGAAGCCGATGTAGATGAATTATTTGGAATGTTCGACGAAATTAAACGTAAGAACTCATAATATAAATACCATCGGCAATCCTTTGTCGGTGGTATTTTTGTTTAAATCAAATAATTATGAAACGAATTTTAGTACAGAGAACATATAGAGGAAGCGCTTATACTATCGGTAAACTTTTCATTGATGGAAATTATATCTGCGATACGTTAGAAGATGTTGATAGAGGATTAAGTAGTAATATGTCGGAAGATGAAATTAAAAAAATAAAGATATACGGAGAAACTGCTATTCCAGCTGGAACTTACAAAGTTATAATGAACGTAGTAAGTGAAAAATTTAAAAACAGAGTATGGGCTAAACCTTACAAAGGAAAACTTCCGAGATTAGTTGATGTTCCTGGATACGAAGGAGTTTTAATCCATGTAGGAAATACAGCTAAAGACACATTAGGTTGCATACTGGTAGGAGAAAATAAAGTTAAAGGTCAAGTAATATCTTCTACTAATGCTTTTAATAAATTAATGAATATCTTAAAAGATGAGGAAGATATTGAATTAACAATAAAATAACATGGAAAAGTTATTTGGAAGAGCTTATGAATCAATAGGTTCTACTGGTTCAGACTTCATCATCAAAACCAAAGGTCAAGTAAAAATCCAATGGGGTAACAAATTTATTGATATAGTTAAAAATGGGAAAATAAACGTTGACGCTAGTGTAATTAAATCTGTTGAGACTAAATCCGATATAAATACTAGTAATGGAATTTATAAAGTTAATGAAGATAACTCTATCTATGTTGTAGTGGATGGAGAAATAATTAATTTAAAGGGAGAAGTGGATGGGACATATGTTGCTTTTGTGGGAAAACAAGATGCAACTCCCGAACAAAAATATAATGCTCTTACTAATATAGGTTTAATTTACGAATCTGAGGAAGAAGCGGTTTCAGCGGGACTTACGAGAGGTTTAGTTTATATAGAAAGTGCTCATAAATTATATACTGTCATTGATTCTACTTTAGTTGAATATTCTTTTGATTTATTAAACCCGTATCCTAAACAATTAGTAGTAGAGAAGAAAACACAAACTTCTGATGGAGCAATTGTTGTCAGAGGTTATGATAAGATTAATAGTTTTGCTGTACAGGATACATATTTATATCAAGATGGAGACTCTTCTGTCTTAGAAGGAAAAGAAATTACTTTAATAGCAGGAGATTCAAAAGTTATTGAAGCTACAAATTCGTCTTTAACGATGAACAAATCCTCTATGTTTAAAGAAGATGTTCTATCGAATATGGTTAAATCAATAGGTGGGAGCGATTCTTATGGGTTTAGGTTGTATATGTCTGGAGGAGAATCTACTTTAGAAGTAGATAATGTAATATGGAGAAATAAACCAATTGACGAATCTGGATATACATATCCAGTGAGATGGTTACAGAAAGAGTCTGTTATAAAAAATTTGGAAGAGATAGAAGCTCCTGAAGGTGATGATTCCGATAGTAAATGGAAAATAATCACACTACAACCTAATAGTTATGAAGTGGGGAATTTATTATGTACTTATGTAACTGTTTCATATGTAGATTCTGAAGAAAACGATATTACAGAAAATATACAATTGGCTCTTAACATAGAGGATATGGAAGATTCTGCACTTATTACCACTATTCGAGTAGTATCAGGTTCCACAGAAGCATCTGAAGTTTTTGAATTAAGTATTCCTAACTATTTATCAGGGAAGAGACTATTTTTTGTTGCAAGCGGAAATCCTATAACTAGAATAGTCAATAACAATATAGATTTATTAAATGTGAATAGTTTGGATGAAGAACAGAATATTAACAATATAAAAACTCGAATCGGAAGTATTCAAGACCTGAACTTTACAAAGGAAGGATTTAATATAGGAACTTTGGCTGAAGGAAATATTGGAATTTATTCTGATAACCTTGTAACTGTTGGAGCTAAACAAATAAATTCTAGTATATATGCTCCAATATTTAAGGCTTCTCCAAATGGAGAATTTCCAAAGTATGATTCAGGATTTAACATTCCGGTTGACGATGATTCTAAAACAGTAGTAACTTCAGAGTGGGTTAACGATAAAACTGACAAGCGATTAGAAGAATACGTTAGAAAAGACCAGTTAATTTCCCTAATTGAGAGTTATATTCAACCGGTTGACGGTACTCGAAGTAATCCAGTAACTTTAGTAGCTGGTACGATACGAAGAGCTACTAATTCTACTACTGATTGGTATTTTATTGGAGGAAAGAAAGCAAGGATTACCGATGTTCAAGTTACAGTTAAAGATGGACTAATGACAATTACATTAGTTCCCGCATCAGGAAGTACTATAAATGTCCTTGCTGTTTCAGCTGTAATTGGAGATACAGGAGAGTTCAATGGAGATTTTTCTATAACAAGCAGAGGTGGTAGAGGTGCTGGAGCACATTGGTGTAATGCAATTCCAGACCCCAATACTTCAGGAGTAATTAGAGTGAGAGAATATCACCAGGCTAATGATAATAATGACAGTTGGGAAACAGCTAACTGGAACTATTCTAATGGACCCATTTCGCTATCATTTGCAGCTTTCGGGTATATAGTAGGATAAAAATTTTAATTTAAATATACAACTTTAACTATTTTTTTAGATTCTTAAACATTTAGTTTTAGAGTTGGAAAAATATCGTTAAATTTGCAAATAACTTTTAAAAGGATATATATGGCAATGAACATTGAGGATTTAGACTTTAATGAAGACGACCCTATTATTCAAAATCCGAATAATGATGGTGAATCTCCACAACCAGATTTTGACTCTCTAAACAAAGAGAAGGAATGGATGGATGGAACTATAGACAAAGGAGGAACAGATACTCCTCCAGTAGAACCAGAACCTAAACAAAGTCCGGAAACAGAAGAAGATATTATTATTTCTTTGTTGAAAAGCAAAGGAATCGAAGACCCTTCAAAACTTAAATTTGAAAATGAAGAGGGTGAAATTGAAGAAGTTGATTGGGAATCTCTTTCCAATGAAGAGAAACTTAACATTTTAACTTCTGACGACTCGGATGTAGATTATGGACTTGACGAGGAGGAACAAAGTCTTCTTAATTATTTAAGAACAAATGGAATTTCTCCGTCGGACTATATTCAATATCGTGAACAATTAGCAGTAGAGAATTATAAGCAATCATTGGAAGGCAATCCACAATACGAGATTGATAATATTACCGATGATGAATTATATGCACTGGACTTACAGTCTCGTGTTAAAGATATTACAGACGAAGAAATCAATGCTGCTCTCGAACAAGAAAAAGCTAATCCAGCTTTATTTGAAAAAAAGATGCAAGGTATCCGTCAAGAATATAAGGAAGCCGAAGACGATAGACGTCAACAAGAAGAGTTGTTACATCAACAGGAAAGACAAGAGCAGTTTGAAGAGTTCCAAGATGGAGTAATGCAGGCTTTAGAAAACCTGACAGAGATAGGAGGCGTAGAGCTTAATCTAGGACAAGAGGACTTAAGTGAAATTGCCGATTTCATACTGACATCAGATGCGGCAGGAGTTAGCTGGTTAGGTAAGGCATTAGATGACCCTGAAACACTAGTTAGAATGGCATGGTTTGCTATTAAGGGAGATGAAGCCTTTGAATCGCTCACTGATTATTACGCTAAAGAGATTGCACAGCAAAAACGTGAAGCATATACTGCTGGATACGAGGATGCTAAAAAGGGTGTACAACCCAAAAGGACAACTAAAGTTGTTACCAAACCTGCCCCTAAACAAGGCGATGATATCCCTCCAACCAATAATGGAGGAAAAACTATTGATGATATAGATTTTTAATAATTTAAACAAGTATGATAGTAGCAAATTTTGTATCAAACAGACCGACACAGTCGGAAACTAGAACTTATGAAGATTTTTATAAGTTTTTAGGAACTAGACCAACTAAGTTAGGTGTTGTATCAAGACTTTATCCAGAACTTACAGCCTCTTATTTAACAGAGTCTTTAAGAAATATTTTCTATCAGGACGTTAAGTCCGGAAATAGATATCAAAGTATTGATGCAATGTACTTTGAATGGGAAGTTGAAACCAACTACATCAAGAGAGTTGAGTTTGCAGATGTTCCCACTGAAACAGGTGAAAATGGTTCAGAAATCGTAATGGCTTTCAAAGAGAGATATTACGAAAAATATGACATCTTTAAGATTGATAAAACAATGCAACAATGTATTGTTGTTAGTCGTCCAGTTCGTAAAGCAGATAATTACTGGGAAGTAGTTGTAAGATTAATTGACAACGATTATTCAAGTGTACTTGACCTAAGCGGATGTCAAATTGGTGACACTACTCGTTTCCAATCTAACGCTATGCCTGAAATGCATGAAGAGGGATATGTTAAGTATCAATCCAACATCGAAAAGCATAGAAACTTTATCACAACTCACCGTGTTGACGATAGTTACTCTGCACTATATGCAGCTCATGAAAACGTATTTATTAGTATTGCAGAAGGTAAGGACACTGGAAATCTAAAAGAAACATTATATAAGATGGACAAGAAAGAAAAAGTTCTTCTTGACAACTTCTTATATGTAAGAAACAATGGTCTGTTATTCAACAAGTGTAATGTTGACGTTAACGGTAAGCCGACTATTGTTGACCCAGATACTCAACGTCCTATTTATATAGGTGATGGTATCATTCCTCAAGTAGAAAGATTTGCGTCTAAGTATGCATTTGCTAAACTTTCTATTGATGTATTCCAGACAGTTATGGCTACAATGAACGAAAAAGCCGCACAACCTACTGGAAATAAATATATGTTTATCTGCAATGAAAGAATGTGGTTCTTAATCCAAAGCGTTCTTGGAGATTTCTTAGCTAAATACAAAACTACAGGTACTTATCTGTGGTCTCAGGCAGCTAATGATTATATTAAAGTTGGAGCTACATTCAATTCTTATGAATTTGCAGGTAACGAAATTACCTTTAAGGTAGATAGAACATTCTCTCGTGAATATGGTATGGATAAAGCATATTGCTTATGTCTTGATTTGACTGCAGATAAAACTTCTGCTCAACCTCCTATTCAAATGTTCACATTAAAAGGTGGAGACTTTATCACTAACAAATATCCTGGTGTTGGTGGACTTGATGGTTTAAGCTCTGGAGTTGTTTCAAGCCCAGTTGCTGCTTCTAAGTTAATCAACTGGGGTTATTCAGGTGTTGGAGTATTCAACCCTTATAGAAGCTTTATTTTAAGAGAAATCTAAGATGCTAAATAAAAAATTAAGATATGGTAGGGGAGTTGAAAAATAGACTCCCTTACATATTTTTTATATTGTAACCAAATAAATGATTTAATATGAGTAATGTTGTAACCCCTGCTGATGATATCATCATTCTTAGAAGTGTATATGGTAAAGTTGGAATGAAATATTATATTCAGCCATGTAAAGACCCTAAAACAGGACTATATCCAGATTGTGTAAAACCTGTAAATAGCTTGGGAGATATTGTTTTGTCTGAAAAGGAAAGACAAAGTGGACAGGTATTTATTAAAGAAACTGAAACCTTTATTATAGAAGACGGAACTACTTTAGATATTGGTAGAAATCCTCTTCATGCAGCCGAATGGGAAGCTATAAAGAATTGTGTTCTTATTGCCCCAGAGAGATATGCTAAAGACCCAAAAACCGGTGATTATTTAATTGATGGTACTGTTGGATGGAAATCTCAAAGACCAAGATATGGTGTTGCAGAACTTTATGTTGACAGACCTGGTTATGAAGCTCAAAAAAGAGTCTCTAAAAAGAAAAAAATTCACAATGCTGGTACGTTTATTTTAGATGATTCAGATGAGGGAAGAATGAAGATGGCAAGATTACTTGGCAAGCATATGAAAAATATAGCAAGCGCTGATGTAACAGACTATCTACTGCTTATTGCAGAAAAAGACCCCGATAAAATCATTAACTTATACACTGGAGATGATATTAATCTTAGAATCCTGTTTATGGACGCTAGAGATTCTCACATTATATATGTAAAGAATAAGTTATATCTATATGGTGATAGCGTGATTTTGGGTGCAACAGACGACGCTGTTATTTCGTGGATGAAAGACCCTCGTAACAGAAAAACTCTTGAATTAATCAAAAAGGATACATACCCTGATTATTATGAGGATGAGGACGAAAATCCTAAACCCTCTACAGAACCGGATAATAAGCCAGGAAAAAATAAATAAAATAAATGACTTTAAGACAGGTTTATGAGAGAGTTCTTATAGAACTAAACAAGGAACATGCCCCCGCTCTTCTTATAGATGATTTTAATCATTTTATAATGAGAGCTATATATCAATATGTAAATAAAAGATATAACCTTTATAATACTACTCAACAAACTTCTGACGATTTGAGAGTATTAAGTACAACGGCAATTCTTCCGGCTAAACTGTCTAATAAGTACGATTTTACTAATGCGGGAGATATTGCTGATAATCCAATTTACGAAGTGATGCTTCCGACAGATTATTTCCATATATTAGGATGTATTTGTAAATTCAAATCAAAGAAAAATGTAGGGTGTTTAAATGAGGGAAAATTTATCAATAAAGTCGCAACTAGAATGACTGAAGATTTGAATGAAGTTATAAATAATTATTACTTTAAACCTTCATTTAAAAGACCTTATTATTATATTCATAATGTAAATATTAATGTAGATAATCCAACAAATCCCTATAGCGAAAATAATATTTCAGGTACGGACATTAAAGAAATTAGTGATTCTGGATTGGTTATTAGTGAACGACCTAGAAGTATAAAGATTGGAAATAAATCAACATCTTTAGTAAAAAGACAAGGAGAAATACGTTACGGAAACGTATCTCCAATTAGAATGGAAATTCGATACGGAAGCGATAATTCTAAATTCGAGTTAGTGAATGTGTACGTAGAGTATCTAAAAGTTCCTCAGCAAGTTATACTTACTAAAGAACAATTAGACCTAACTGAGGATACTTCACAAGTAATGGAATTTCCAGATTACGTTTGTTTAGAGATAATTAATGAGCTGACCCACATAATCATGGAGAACTCTAGTGACCCGCGATTAAGTACCCATATTCCAATATCAGTTTCTATTGCTGACCCAGCTCAGGCAGTAGGTAAAAAATAAAACAATTAACGTATGTTTCAGTTTACGACAACTACACTAATCAACGACAATTTAGATTACACTACTAAACTACCTAGATGGTCTGTTCAACAAGAAGAAGACGATAAGGTAGCAAGTTTCAATATCAAAAGAGTCGGAAACTTTAAAAAACCTTATGTTGCTGCAGTTTATAAAAGAGAATATTCTGCTCCTGTATTAGCTAAAGCTACATTAGATTTCACAAAAATTACTTCAGATTCCGGAGTATTTAATATTTTCATGTATATTAGACTTTCTGGAAACCAAAATTCATTATATTCTAATGATATGGTATTCAAAGGAAAGCCTTTTAATATTCAGTTTGAAAAGAAAACCGGAGAAACTGCATCTCAATTAGCAACCAAAGTTGTTAGTATTGTCAACAAGTACTTAAATATGTACAACTATAAGTACTTCAATGTTAAGGCTGTAGAAAACAAACTAGAAATTGAAGCAGTTGACGAATATCAAAGATTTACTGAACTTGATGTTCAAGAATATGATGAGAATGCTGGTCCAGTGGTTTACGCTGACAGAGCAGGTGGTTTTGTTACTATTTTCTCCGCAAAAGAAGCTACAGACCCCGAATATGATGAAGCTAATACTCTTGTTCAAGGTAAAGAAGGATTTGGTACATATCAACATATTATCAAAGACCTTAGAATACCTACTTTGGATGTACGTAGATGGGAAGCTCCTCTTCAAGACGAAGTTCCTGTTATTAACGGTAAGTACAATCAATACATTATCTATTACAAAAAAGATAGAGGTCTCATGGGTGGGGCTGCTGTTGGACAACAAGTAATTTCTCAAACAACTCATGTATTCTATGTAAATCAAACTATCGCTACTGAATTTGAAACTGGATTGACAGCTATCGGATTCACTGGTGGAGAAGGCGGACCTACTGGAAACAGCACTTCTTTTGAAGAAACTCAAAAGATTGCTCAAGAAGCTTTGGCTAAAGCTAAATCTGTTGAAGCTAAATTAGCGGAAAAAGCAGATACTACTGCTCTCGACAAGAAAGCAGATGCAGGCAATGTATATACAAAAACAGAAGTATATACAAAGACTGAGGCTGATGCTAAGTTTGAACCAAAGGCTTAAGAACAAATTTAAATTATAGGAGAAGGCGAGGGCGTTATGAGCCTTCGCCTTTTTTGTTATACAACTATGGGATATTACGGAAAATTAGCATCTGCAATATATAATGACGTTGTCTCTGGGTTGAGAGGAATTCACTCAGGTCCAACAATGTCATTAGAACAACTAGAAGATGATATAGTAGACGAAAGATTGCAAATCATAAAAGAATATTCATTAAAGGGAATTCTTCCTAAAAACGATTTATATCTTTCTATAAATTGCATTGAAGTCGATTGTAAAGATTTAGATAGATGTAGGTGCGGGAAGGGTGGATGTGAAACTCCAATCGCACATTTCGAAATTCCACAGCTATTAAATGATTATGGAGAACTTGCAGTAGATTATATAGGTTCCACAGATAGACAAGTTCCATTTATATATTATACTTCTTCTCAAGCTTGGCAGTATCATCAATATAGGAAAAGAGGAAAATTTCTTCCATATGTGTATATTGATATTACTCCAAATGAAAATAATATGTACGATTGTTTTATCTTTAACGCTCCACTTATAAAGCAAGTAAGTGTCGTGGCTATATTTAAAGACCCTAGACAATTAGAGGAATATGGGTGTTGTTCTCCGATTGATGTAGAAAATATGTCATTTATAAATAATGAAATCAAGAAGAGACTTACAGAGAAGAAACTAAGATACTATAGACAATTTGCTGCACCGATTACTCCTAATGACCAAACTCCTAAATAATGGCACAATATAATTTTCATCAAGCAATGTTTCAAGCTAATTTATTGTATGGGCTCGAAATGCTTCCTCAAGACTTTGAAGAGTACGGATTGATTGCTTGGAACATGATAGGTAACAAAAATGTTAGATTATTTAGATTTTGTACAAGAATACAATGTCCGGACTTCACGGTAGAATTACCTTGCAATGCTGACATTGTAGAAGCAGTAACATATACTGCAGAAGATTGGAATTACGTAACAAATAAGACTCCTAATGGAGATTATAATTCCCAATTTATCGAGAATTATATAGAGGGGAGGAAATTGTTTGAGAATCCTCTATATATGTCAGGTAAGTATGCGAAGTATGAAAGAGTTGGAGATACTCTATATTTTGATAAAAATTACGGGGAGGTTCAAATACTTTACAAAGGAGTTATTTTAGACGAAGATGGACTTCCCATGATAAATGATAAAGAAAGTATTGCTATTGCTACATTCGTAGCATATAGAAAAAAATATAAAGAGGGATTAATGACAAATAATCCCAACATTGTACAAATGGCACAGTTACTTCAACAGGATTGGATGAAATACTGTGATGCAGCAAGAGTTCCTGAATATATTAATCAAAATGATATGAACGAAATCTTAGATGCAAAAACTTCATGGAATAGAAAAATATTTAACAAATCTTATAAACCAATACGATAGAATATGAATTATGCTGTAGGTCATTCATTCAATATGGATGAGATGTTTATGAATTTTCCCTATAAAAAATTACAACTCACATGTGAAGATTGCAAACGAATAAATAAAAAAAGGGATAGAGACGTTTTAGTAAAAAAAATTTTTAGAGACTGCGTCAAAGTTATTTTAAATGATATAATAGACAATAATGTAACTTTTATACTTCCGACTAATAGAGGCGAAGCAGATATTCATGTTAGAAGAACTCATGGTGAAAATTTTAAAAAAGCTAGAAAAAGAGGAAAGTGGAAGAATGTTGATTTTCTTTCTTCCAACTTTTCTGGCAACGAATTAGTTCTTAACATGAAGCATAAAGTTTTCATTAAAGAAAAAGTAATTTATGTAGATAATAAATTGAAATCTAAAATTACTAAAAATACCAATAGTGGTATGCAATATTGTTAATTATGCAAATAAAGAGAATATCAGACTACTATGAAGCCCTTTATGAACTTTATCCAGAAGTTCCTAAAAAGGATATAGAAAGGATTTTGAATTATGGATGGAAATCATTATATTTGCATAATGTTTATGGGGGAGATACTCTGATACTTGACAAAGATATATGGTGCTATATCGGCAGACTTACAAAGGATTCCGTAAAGCATTTTCATTATTACATAAAAAAATTAACTGTCAAACTCAGAGTTTTATACAAAAGAAAGAAAATTCCATACACTGGATATTACTATTTTGCTCTATCAGATTCTCAATACGATTTTTTTCTATCCCAACACAACAAAAGAGGTAGAAAACGCAAAACATTTCAATACGGAAACCAAGTTTTATATAAAATACTTGATGAATGTAGGATAAATGAATACAGCAGAAAATATATATTTAAAGTTCCTATTATAACGGACGTAGGTTTTAGATTATATAAGAAAAATTTTATATCTGGAGAAGCAGAATTAGTGGAAATTAGAGAACCCATGAAATTTAAAGATATTTTAATCAATAATAATGAAAATTATGAGTATTTGAAATCATGAGTAAACAAGAAACAGTTAATACATTCACAGATGGTTTAGTCATGGACCTCAACCCAATCACTACTCCTAATAGTGTATTAACAAATGCTTTAAATGCGACTCTTATCACATACAACGGCAATGAGTTTGTACTTCAAAATGATATGGGTAATGGAAGAGTCGAAACTGCCTATCTTCCTGCAGGATATGTACCTGTAGGTATAAAGGAGTATGGAGGAATTATTTATGTAGCATCCTATAATCCCTTAACAAATAAAGGTCAGATTGGTTCCTTCCCTTCTCCAGAAAGAAATATTAGTAGTGACGAAATTAATAAAGCTTTAGACCCTATTATATCTCCAGATAAATTTGAAATATCTGGCAATTCACAATTTATATATAAGTTTAAACTTTTTGGAGACGACACTAATACTATAATAAGACCTGGAGACAAGTTTTCTATAATTTTAGAATCAGACCAGACTATAGAAACGTTAAGGAAGTTTGTTAGCAACTGTTTGAATGTAGAAACTGTAAATGAAGAAACAGGTAGAAAGAGAAAAAAAATAAGCAGTCCCAAAAACAAATTATTATCTATAACTGTCGCTGTATTTGATTCTAATAATAATTTAAAGGATATTACATCTCAATTAAAAAGATTTAATCCAGATAATACAGAAATTGAATTCGATTTAGAAACAGCTCCAGAAGTAAAACTTAACGATGGGTTTTTTATGCAATCTTTTCCATCATCTTCTATAACGGATGATTTGGTAGATAATTATCGAGAAAAGAATGCTGTAAATATATATAATAATAAAATTTCTGGAGAATTGTATATAATAACTCAGCTTAATACTATTAATTCCATAGATGTCTCTGTTAGGGGCTATAGAAATGAAGGAGATTTAATGGTAGCCGAAGGTGTAACTTTTGGAAAGGGGACTCTCCTTATATTTGATAATACGATTAAATACAATTGTCCTGATGGATACTATGCTGAAAACCCATCTAAATCTGATTTTTACAATACTTACGTATCTTATTATGGTAGAGAGGAAGACTTTGAACCTAAACAAACTATTGCTGGTATAGAATATGTAATTAAAAATCCAGACTCTAATGAAACTATTTATAAGTTACCATTTATGGTCGAACCCTCTGAAGAAGGTTCTATACCTGTTTTGGATTTAGCCACGATGTTATATTCTAAAAAACAAATGGCATCGTACTTTATAAATGATAAACTAACTGGAATTGTAAAATATAAAGCCACCCCTTGTATGACATATGGTTCTATAGTAGGACTTTCAGTAGAAAGTACAGTGGAGTTAGACTTATTGGGAACAGGTGTTGTCAGTATAAATGCATGGAGATATTTTTATGGTAGTACATCAATAACCTTTACATGGGGATTAAAAGCTTATCCTAAAGAGGGAACGTCTATAGCCGAGGTTTCATTCGATTTTTTTAATGCTTTTACAGCAGAAAATGAATATACTTATATTTCTCCTAAAAAAAGAAGTTATAATGGAATTTTTACCGATAATATTACTTTAGGAAGTATTAAAGAAAACTCATTGTATTTGGTAAGAATACGATATAAACTATCTGATTCTGATGAGTATATGACTTTGGGATATCGATGGATGTTTACCACTCCAATTTATAATAATTATTATTTTGGTTCAGTTAGAGATTTCAAGGATTTACAAGTGTCCAATGAGGTTCAACTTACATTGTCAGTTAAAGCAGGAACTGTTTCTAGAGTAGTCGTAGGTTCAATTACCGACCCTAATGCGAAATATAGTTTGTCTACTTTTTCGGAAAAGGAAAAACTTGATGTGAGAAAGGAAACAGAAGTTAATATGAATACTCCTCTTAGTAGTAGCTTAACTATTGACAATAGCCAATATTATCCATTTTCCTTATCTAGTACTTATTCGACTGCCTACTCCGTGGAGACATCTCAATTAATAGTGCCGGATTTGTTAACTATCGGTCCTGAAAATGTAGAAAATGTTCCAAATTATATTAATGATACATTTATAGTTGGACAAACAGTTGATAATTCTTCATCAGATATTAGTACAGGGACATATAATTCCAATAAACTGTATTCTTACGTAAAAGACTCTTCATTACAGAGCCATGCTGTAGTTATATCCAGAATATTTGCTGATTTATCAGGAACATCTATAACAGTAACATATAATAATGTATATACTCCATTCTTGGATAAAAATAATTCTAGTACATTCTCTAAAGTTTTTGGCTATGGAGGCTTAGGAACCTTGTATGCTACAAAAGAAGTGGCATTTGTATCAAGAGATAAAGGCTCGAAAAATCATCCAAAAGTTGGAATGATGAGCAGGTCTTCTAAAAATTCTTCGGACCAAGAATATAAAATGATAGAATGGAAAGATTATGGTGAGGCTAATTGCTATCTTTCCAAACATATGGAAGAAATTATTGGGTTTATTAAACAGTCCTTTGGTACCGGAACAGCTCCTACTTGTGTTGTAATGGGTAATCCTGGGGCCAGAACTAATAATAATCATGCATATGATGGGGATTCTGATTGCGGACTTTTAAATTTAGTAAGTGATTTAAGAGTTAACACTAATCAAATTCTATGGTGGTGGAATGGTAGCACTTATGTAATGGTTGACCAATTCATTTATACTCAGTCACAAAGCGGAGGAACGTATTTTCCTAGTACAGAAATGCCTGAAATAGTATATAATGTATTTAAAGATATTTTTATTCAGACTGGTGAATCTTATTCGGATACATACTATGCTATGGATAAAAATTCTTACGTTTATAATAGCAAGTTAAATGGCAAAATTAGTACAGTAGTAAAATGTACGGCTAATTTTAAAGAAAATACTCCAATGTTTATAGTAAACGGTCAGGACTATCATACTTTAATTGCATCTTCAGTGAAAAGTATAGTGGAAGACCCAAGTGAGGCAGAAGAACTCATAGATGAAGTTACGTTTACATCAGATAGAATTATTGAAGGTACAACTTCCGTTGTAGCTGATGTAGAGATACCTGACATGGCATCTGAATATACTTCTATGTATAACTTAGCTAGTGGTGAAGCATCTACTAATTTAGCTGCAATTAATAATAATCAAGCTATATTTGAAGATTATTTAGGAAATAAATTAATCTCAAACAAAATATATTGTTTAGAATCTGGAACATTAAAGCCTGCTGAAACATCCTCTAAATCTGGTGTGATAAAAAATCTTAAATTGTCTGATGGAACTTTAATAGTTAAAGCTGCTCCGGGAACTACTAAGTCTTTTTATACAGATAGAAGCGGAGATACATTCTGGAGATTTGAAGGAATTCCAGTAGTCGATATAGAGTTAAAGAGGTTTGCATCCAGCGGAAGTAATGTTAAATGGGGTAATACACAAGCATAATGAAAACACTAGAACAAGGAATTTTTGAAGTAGAACCTCTTAATTTCGAACCAATATCTATTTCATATTATTTAAGCCAAATTAAGCCTGAAGGAAAAATAGTATATGAATATAATCCTCTTAGAAATTATAGACTTTCCGAAGATGAGGGCGAAATGGAAGCGGGGAGTATAGTAGATTTAGATACTCCATTGTTAAAATTTGATTTAAATCATCCTTTAGAGATAGAAGCTCAGGCATCTTATGACGGCTCTGTAAACCTTATATTTAATGATAATCTTAATATTCCAAGATTGATAAATACTAGATTTTCGGTATTGCAAAATAATACTTATGAAATAGTAGATAGAATAGGTAATAATGACACCAATTTATATGATAGTGGTCAGTTCGATTTAGATACCTCCTTATATAAAAGAGTGAATTCCATACCTAAAATTAGTTTTGAAGGAGTGTTACACTCAGGAAACTTAAAAGTAGGTAATTATGTAATTTATGTAAAATATGCTGATGCAGATGATAATGAGACTGATTTTGTTGGAGAGTCAGGAATTATATCATGTTTTATAGGAAATGACATGGACCCATTTTCTATAAATGGAGGCATTAGAGACGAAATTAGCAATAAATCAATAAACTTAATAGTAAGTAACATTGATGATAGTTACGATTACGTAAAAGTATATTATACCAGAGCAACATCAGACATAGACGGGAATAGGACTATTACTGCTCATAAAATACTCAAAAGATATCCAGTTAGGAATAAGACATGTAATCTAATAATTACAGGAAATGAAGAAGCTCATGATATTCCTATATCTGATATTAACATGCAATTTTTTATGGTAGATAAAGCCAAGGCACAAACTGCATGTCAAAATAGATTATTTATGGGAAACCTTAACAAACCAGATTTGATGTATAGAGACCTTTCAGACATTAGTTTGAGAATGCTTCCTTATTTAGAGCCTACTAATGCTTCTGATTTAATAGGAGATGTAAACTATAACTATTATGATGACACTGCTGGAGCTACTCCATTCGAATATTATAATACAAAAAACATATATTATCATGTAGGATATTGGAATGAAGAAATTTATAGGTTGGGCGTAGTCTATATTATGAAAGATGGGTCTCTTTCTCCAGTATATAATATTAGAGGAAAAGATGGAATACCGCTATTGAATGATTTAATTTCAGAGAATGTAGGATATCTATGGGATAACAAATTATTTGATGACGTAGGAGACCGAAGATACATAGAAGTGGACGAAGCCACTCATGAACTTAATAATTCCCGTAACTTGGAAAATGCTAAGGGAGTTATTAGGCTAAACTATACTGCAACCTCTAGTTCTAGAAATGTGTATGGTTTGGGAGTGTTCATTTCTCAAGAGGTACTTGAATATTTAAAAACATTAGTGTCCGGGTTTTTTATAGTTAGGCAGAAAAGAATTCCCACAATATTAGCACAAGCGTATGTGCTACCAAGAGATAGAGAATCCGAACTTCCTATAATAAACTACGGAGGTAACTATATCGTAGAAAGATTTATAGATGATAATAGAGTATTAAATCAGGATTATCATTCTCGAATATATACAGTAAAAGATTCCGAATCTGTAAATTTAACTTCTAGAGCTGCCATATGTCCAGAATATTCTAATAGACAACAATTTTTCAATCAATTATTTACAGGGACTAACTATAGAATAAGGAATTCAGAAATGATTCCAACAATAACTAGTCTAGAACGTAATATTTATAACGATAGACAATATTATGTATCTTCTTATACACATAGAAATGAAGATTCTTACAAAGAAGTTAGGATAGTAAGTATTGGAGATAATGTTCCTGTAATAACTATTGGAGATGACTCTTTTAGAGGCAGAGCCGGAGAGGCTGAAGAAGCTTGGAGATTCAGATATGCAGAAAATGAAAATAAAAAAAATGATGCAACTAACTTAATCAGAGGAAGTTACTCCCCTTATTTAGGTTTGATTGGAAATATAAATATCGGAACTATAATTAATATATACATACCTGGATACTCTAGTTCTTTGATGTCTTCCTATTTCTCTGACAGGTATGAGGATGACTCTCCTTATTATGCTGTTAGCGAAAGATTAAGCATCGAAGATATGATATACCAAAATAGAGCAGTACCTAGTATAAATAAATACGGTTATCAATTCTCATTTTTTAGAGGAGACTGTTATATTTGTACATACACACATAGACTTAATAGAAATTTTCAAGACCCTGATGCACCCATAAATGATACTGTCGTAGATGAAAGTACTTGGAAATCCTCCTACGATATCGAAAATAAAGAAAATTTATCTAAGATTAATAGAGGGGATGTAAATGCTATTATGATTGGTAGCTGGATTACTTTTAAAATTTGCTCTAATTATAACTTATCTGTTAGGTCATTAGACCCGTCTTGGCCCGAAGAAGAAGGTCTAACTGGGATAAAGAGAGGATTTTATCCTCTTCAGGATTTAAACGTTGATGGTAATTTTAAAATACCAGAATCGGCTATACTTAATACAGGTTTAAGCTCCACTACTGGGGAAAAACAAGCATTTACCTTACCCGATGTGCCTTATATTAAAAATAGATTTGATACAAGAATCATCTACTCTGATATATCCGTAGGGGATGCATTCAAAAATGGATTTAGAGTATTCCAATTAACTCACTACAGAGATTATCCTAGAATCTATGGTGGCATTATGAAGATGGTTGAATTGTTTGGTAATATACTTTGTATCTTTGAGCATGGAGTAGCTCTAATTCCAGTTAATGAGAGAGCCGTTGCTGGAGAAGGTTCGGGTGGAAATGTTTATATAAACACTTCTAATGTGCTTCCAGAGAACCCAAAGATGCTGTCAGATACATATGGTACTCAGTGGCCCGAAAGTGTCATCAAGACCCCGTATTACGTCTATGGAGTGGATACAGTAGGGAAGAAGATTTGGAGAACTAATGGAACTCAATTTGAAATCATTTCTGATTTTAGAATACAACAATTCCTAAATAGGAATATTTCCTTATCAGAAAGAGAATTGACGCCTATTATTGGAATTAGAAATGTAAAAAGTCACTATAATGCATTTAAACAAGACATTATGTTTACTTTTTATGATAATCTTCACGGCTTTGAAGAAAAGGTCTGGAATATTTGTTACAATGAGGTTTTACAAAAATGGGTAACTTTCTTTTCGTGGGTTCCCTCCTATTCTGAAAATATTGATAATATATACTTTAGTTTTGATAGAAATACTTCTAAATGGATTAGTAAATTAGGCACAACTTCTAGTGTGTCAACTTCTGCAGACGGAATTGTATTGAAAAGCGCGGTTCTCGAAGAATGGGAAGATTATGGTGAATATAAAGCGACCACATTAGATATAGTGAATAGAGCACTTCCTAATAATGATAAAACCGGAGTCATTATTAATAAGGAGTTTACCCTAGTGAGGGATAATTTCAACCATTATAGAAATTTCGACATAATTAATACTAAAGGTCCCGATGGAATAGTAATTGAAAGTAAGCTTGTTTATAAAGGTGAATTTGATTCTGGAAAAGCTATTATAGACAATTGGAAATATCCAGTGTTACAACTAAACATTCAATGTAATATAACAGCTAAATATAAATCTGGAACTATTCCAACAGATATACAAGAATATTTAAGTGGGTGGACAGAATATATTACTTATAATTTGGGATTATATCAATCAAGTATAGCGGTTACATCTAGAACCATAGTTGAAAACGGAGTTAATGATGGGCTAAATTTAACCACAGATTTCTGGAAACATGGTCAATCTGGAATCATAGACATAAAAGATAAAATTAAACCTACCTATTGGTATGGTAAACAGCATCCATTTGAATTTGAGTTTGTAGTTGTAGATAATCCATTAGTTCATAAGATATTTAATAATTTACAACTTATATCTAACAAGGCAGCTCCAGAGTCATTTCATTATGAAATTGTAGGCGAAGCTTACGATTTTCATGATGATAAATTAAATATGTATTATAGACAAGAGGCAACCAAAGAATTGTATCAAAACCTTGGTTCTGACATATTATATGACTCTAACTATACAGATATACAAGGACAATTATCTCATCCTAAGATAGGGAATACCGATGTTTATGCAAAATCTACACTACTTCCTTCTTATTACACTAGGGTAGATACTTTTAATGAAGTAGAGGATTTTTATCATAAGAAAGATGCTATTGAAGGGGCTACATATACTGGACTTTCTGGAACAGAAGTGGTAAGGGAAGAACTGTTAAACGAATACAAATTATGGACCCATTCGGAAGCTCTAGATATTAAAGAAGTAGGAAGAATGAGAGGTAATATGAATTATCAAGAAGATAAATGGGATGTTCAAATTGCTCCTATCATTTTTATTCAAAAGAACGAAGATGCTTGGCCTACTTCAGATGAGAGTTCTCCTGGGCTTCCTCCTTTAGTTTTAAATCATTTTCCAGAAGATATTACTAAAGATGAAGTAACTGAAGAGGATTTACCTAAGGATTATAAGAATTATGAAGTTCCAATGTATGATGCTGTCGATGTTTCATTGCTTGAAGGTTCTGAAATGGAAGGTACTCAAGACGAAATAGACTGGAATAAACAAACATCTAAATGGACTAATCGTAAGGAAGTTAGACCTAGAGATAAGTACATAAAGATAAGAGTTAGATATTCCGGTAAAGATTTAGCTATTATTACAGCACTAAAAACATTATATACTATAAGTTATGCTTAAGAAACAAAGAAGAGTTAAAAAGTGGCAGAATGGAGGGTTTAATACTCTCTTCTCTGCGGCTGGATTAACACAAAACGGAACCTCCACTATAATGCCTCAACCTCCAGCAATAGGAACACTAAAGCCGTCCGGAGGGAAGTCTGTTACCAAGGGTATATTCAGTAAAGCTAATATAGGAAACACAATGAATATTGCTGGGCAGGCTGCCGATATATTAAGTAGTTTTATTCCTAAAAAAGAACAATCAGGATTAACTACAGGGCTAAATGCTGGATATGATGCTGTAGCAAACGGAGTTGGAATGATTCCCGGAGTTGGTACTGTTATTGGTGGAGCGATGAAAGTTGGAGGATTGTTGTCTGATGGACTAACTGCATTAGGAGTTGGTACTGACCAAATGACTACTGCTGATAAAATATTAGATAGTAAATTTTTAAAATTAACTCCTGTAGGATTAATAAATTCCATCGGAGCTAAAAAAGCTGATACTATATACAAAGACAATGAGACATGGGAACAGCAAGGTTCTGCCTATGGAGGTTCTTTGGATAAGGTAGATAATGCACTTACAAAGTCTGGAAAAAAGTATGGCCTTTTCAGCAATAAAGGTAGAAAAAAAGCGAATGCTCAAATTGCAGAGGCTAAACGTCAACAAAATTTAGTGGCAGGCATTAATGAAGAAGCCCAAGATGCTTTTCAATCTCAAGCTGGTTCAATAGATATGTTAAATAGAAGAAATGCTTTAGCAATGGCTGGAGGATACCAATCTAGAGGAATGAGAGTGGGAAAAGTTGGAGTAAAATTGCCTACGTTAGAAGAAATTCAAAAGGCTAGATTAACAGTATCTAAATTTCAAAAAGGAGGAAAGATGAATGTAATTCCAGACGGAGCTTTACATGCTCATAAAAATCATATGGATGTAGACGGAATTACTTCTAAGGGTATACCAGTTGTTACAGAAGAAGATGGAGGAGTTATTCAACATGCGGAAATAGAGAGAAATGAAATCATTTTTAATAAAGAGGTAACTGAAAAGTTAGAAGCTTTAGCTAAAAAGGGAACTGATGAAGCTGCTATTGAAGCAGGAAAAATTCTTTCGAGAGAAATAATGGAAAATACTCAGGATAATACTGGATTAATGAGAGAGGTTACTATATGAAAATAGAAATTGGAGACAAAGTTTATAATGTAGAAATTGCCAGAACAGAGGAGGAAAAGATGAAGGGACTTCAAGGTAAGACATCTTTAGCTTCAGACGAAGGAATGTTATTTATATACGAAGAACCTGATACTGTTGCTTTTTGGATGAAAGACACTGATATACCCCTTGATATAGTTTTTATAGATGAAAATGAAGAAGTTATTTCTGTTAAGCAAGGTATACCTAACGACGAAACATTACTTGAGGAAAACGATGTAATGTATGTGTTGGAAGTCAATCAAAATTCTGGAATTCAACCTGGGGATGAATTGGATGAAATTGACGATGATGATTTAAATATACCTACAATGAAAGTACTTGCTCCTGATGGTTCTACTCAAATGGAATTAGAGGGTGGAGAACGTATTTTTAGTAGAAAAAATACAAGAACTTTGATTAAGATGGCTAAACGAGCATATTCTTCCGGAGCCGATAAAGATTATAAGGCTTTAGGAAAAAAAGTCTTTAAATATCTTCATACACAAGATACAAATACTCCTGAATATGTAGATGCGCCTAAGAGCAAAGAAGATTGATATACTCTACTAAGAACAAATGCAGATTATCAAATAAATATTTGTTTACTTTGATATGTCTGTAAATATTATTAACTTTGTCGAGTATTTAAACGTTTAATATAAAAACACTGAAATTATGGAAGTAAAACCAAAAGTTAAAAAATTTCAAGAGGGAGGTCCAGCTCCTGCACCTGCTGACCAACCGATGCCTGCTGAACCTCAAGAAGGGGCTCCTGTAGAAGGTGGAGCAGACCAAATGTTAATGCAATTAGCTCAAATGGCTGCAGAGGCTCTCCAAAGTGGAGATTGCAATACTGCTTTATCAGTTTGTGAAGCTTTTATGCAATTAATTCAACAATTTACGCAAGGACAAGCTGGTCCAGAAGCTCCTCAAGGTGAACCCGTCTATAGAAAAGGTGGGAAATTAGTAGGTAGAATTAGAAAGTGAAAGTTTAAAAGGAGTGTACAGATTTAATGTATGCTCCTTTTTTGTTATAACCTAAATAATATATGGCACAAGCGATAAGAAAATTCCAAGGAGGTGGCGGTGTCAATCAAGGTAATAATATTGTTGAGAAAGAAACTCCTGAGGTTAGACTTTTCAAAGTAGACAATAGAGACATAGCAACTGACGATTTAATTCGTAATGCTAGTTCCAATTTAGAATCTTATTTGGAAAGTACTGGATGGAGCAGAAAAAAGAAGGATGCTTTTAGGGAGTCTTATGGAAATTATATAAAAGCAATTGATGCTGGAAATATTTCTTCTAGAGACCTTACAAGAAATTGGGTAGATTCTTCTGGAGTTCTTTCTAATACTACTGGTCGAGGGTTTGATGCTAATGGAGCTGTAGCTCATTACTTAGACCAAATAGTAGATGTTATTCCTGATTATATAAAACCTACCACAAATACTGAAAAGCCTAATCCTAAATTAGATTTCGGAACAGGCTTTAGAAAAAGATTATCTGATAAAATTTTTGGAGGAAATTCCTATAACAAGGCTGTCTGGTATGGAAAAGACCCTGTCGATGAAACTACTGGAAAGAGAGGAATTGCAAATAGATGGAAAGATTATGTATCCGTGTTTAATGAATACGCAGACAGTTTACTGAACGACCAAACTGTAAACCTGGAAGGTACTGCATTCCAAAATAGAGATGATTTAATAGCTAGAATCAATGCAGCCAAAGCGGAGTTAAATAATACTGATTATAACAATGCTGATTGGGAAAAGTTAGCAGCGTTAGGAGTTAATATGGACGACTATAAGGATTGGTTTGGAGAAGTTGATACAGATGTTTCTCAAACTCCTTCAGATAACTTAGAAGGAAAGCAAAACACTGACTCTGCAAAATATAATAAGAAAATCACCGACTCTGGATTGCTTGCCAGAATGGACGATAAAGGAAATACATTTTATTTAACTCCTGAAGGTAATAGAATTCCTAATGGGATTATTTCTAAGGTATTTAATCCACTATTAGACCAATTTGAAGGCTGGTATTCCGTAGATGGACAATTATATGACCCTAGTGAATATTCAAAATGGGGCAAGGATATAAAGGATTCTTATGATAGACTTTTAAATCAAGAAGATTTAAATACTATTTGGACTGACCCTTTATATGATTCTCTTAGAAGTTCTCATGGGTTTACACATATGTTGGATGCAAGTTCTTTCTTTGAGGGATTAAAGCCCGGCGAATTAATTAGAGCTTATACTAAACCTAAAGCAGGTGATGCTTCTAGTTATAAGACTCAATTTTATCAAAACATAAACGGAAAACTAGTTCCAGTTGTAGTTGATTATGATAAAAACAATGACCAATATTTTATCAATAACAATGGAACTACAAGAATGATTGGAAAAGCTAGAGCTGCCGGAAGTCCGATTGCCGAAGGAAGCAATGAAAAAGTAGGATGGGGCAGAATAAGTCAATATTCTTTATCCAATAATCCTTATTCACAAGAAAATATCACTGGGCTTTTAAAAAGAATTTCTTCTTATCCTGAACTTCTTAAAAACAGCAAAGTAAGAGTTTGGTTAGAAGACTTATATAAAGCCAAAGACCAAGGTTTGCTTGACAGTTATACCATAGACGGAAAGCCCTTAACTCGATATATTCAACCAGGAGCAATAAATGCAATATTAGTCCCAAATTCAAATAATAATCCATTACGAATCATTAGAGACCAAAATGGACGCATTGTAGATTACACCTTTGATAAAGCATCTGATAAGAAAGAAAAAGAAAAAACTCAAGGTTATGCAAACAATGTTCCAAGTTTTTTACGCCCTAGACCTGTAAAACCATTATTTAGAAATGGAGGAGTAGTAAAAAGCCAATGGGGAGGAACTGTTGATAGAATAGTCGATACTAACGTTCCTGTTGTAAAGGATGAAAATCAAGCTAAAAAAGACTCTGAAATAAATGAACGTGCAGCAAGAAGTTATGAGAAAGCTAATGGGAATGTGTCTATTGGAAATGTACTGAATGGAACATTATCTGCTGATGAACAAGCTTTAATTGATGCTGGTGGAGTTATTAAAACTTCAGATAAAGTAAAACTTGGGGCAGCTATTACGGATTTATTAAGTGCTGGATTAGGATTTGTTCCTGGAGCTCATGTTGCTTCTGCAGTAGCCGGAGCAGGTTCTTCATTAGCTACGTTCGGAGCTGATGTATCAGATGGACTTGATTGGGGAGATGTGGGAAATCTAGGAGTTAACTTAGGATTAGATGCTGTATCTCTTATCCCTGGATTAAAGACTGTAAAGGCAGGGAAAGCTTTAAAGACTATTTCTAAATTGGTTCCAGCAATAAGCACTGTATTAGCTGTATCTGGGGCTTTTGATGAAGAGCAGAGGGCTTCTATATCCAATACTTTAGCTAAAGTAGGAAATCTCAATGTAAAGGATTTAAATACTAATGACTTTAAAAATCTATCTTTAATTGCAAGCACTTTGTTAGGCGCTAGAAATTACGCTAAAGCAGGAAACTCAAAAGCTGCAAAATGGATAAGGGGAGAAAGACGACTTCCCTCACAAGAAAAAACTGTTCAAGTATTGGTAAAAGGAGAATCTACTCCATTAAATGTAACTCTTAAAAACTCTCAAGTAGTCGGAAAATCAACTGAAGAAATCAAGTCTGCAGCAATTAAAGCTGCAAAACAAAAACTTGTTTCCGAAAGAGGATTATCTAAAGAAGGGGTTGATAAATTAAATGATGATGTTTTAACAGTTGTAGAAGGAAGAAAGAAATATGGATTATGGGGAGAAAGAAATATTCCTGCCAAAGAAGTTCCCGGACAAACATATTCCAAACAAGGATTTATTAGAAAAGCTTTAGGGCTTACTCCATATAAAGCAAAGGGTGCGGACAAACTCATCTTCAGGCGTTATTCTCCAGAATATGAAGCTCTTATGGAACGTAAAAATTCTATTCAGTTAGCTCCCACTTATATAATTAAAAATAAGCCAAATCATATTCAGCTACCTAAATATTTAAATCCCAAAACTCCAAGTTCTTCTATACCTATGATATTTAGAAACAACTCTTTTACACAAAGAGGTCAAAATATGTATCAGGCTCACTTGAAGCGCAATCAATACCTAAATAATATAGGTGCTAATTATATGGAACCTTGGTATAATCCTGGGGCATATAAAAAAGGGGGAAAAATTCCTAAAGGACAGCGCGGTCTAATTACAGGAGTTAAACAATTAAAAGGAAATTGGTATAATGATATATATACTCCTTATTCTCAGGGATTACTTGATTCATTAAAGTCAGGAAAAATCACTTATCAAGACATTAATGAAATGCAAAGACGTCACTCAGGATTATATAGAGATTGGGGAGTGAAAGGAGATTCTTATAAGGGAGACAATGTAAGACAATACCAAACAGACATTAATAACAGTTTTGGATACGTGAATAGTAAAGGAATTGGTAATGCCTTTAATTCCGGAAGATACGGAATATCAAAAACTGCTTATACCGGAGACAATCCTAATAAAAATTATGTAGCAGATGGATATTATAGTAGTATTACAGACGATAGACGTTTATTGGGAAGGGAAGGGGACTATACTCCAGAACAACTTCAGCAAGTTCAAAATACATGGAGAAATGCTGGATACAATATGGATTTAGATAAAGATACTGGATACTATATGTTAAATCCTGTAACTGATTCCTCTCCAGAACTAATAGACGATTCTGTACCAGATGTTGCAGCTACTCCTCAGGACATCAAAACTCGTGTCGCTTCTAACACAATAGGTAAAGAACCTAATGGTGGATTTAGTTGGGGAAATATATTTTCTAAATTAAATCCGGCTACATTTATGGGAATTGGACGTTTAGCAGGAAATATATGGAATAATAATCGAGTTGCTAAAGAAACTATGAAAGGGTTAAAGCCTCTATATATTGATACTTGGGAGGTTCCTAGACAGGTAGTTGGGGATTTAGCAACTAAACAAGCATATTATGGTCAAGCTGCAGGGCTCGAGTCATTAGCTGCAAGACCTAGAACATCAGATGCTTCTCTTCAACTCGCGGGACAATTAGAGGCTGGCGATAGAGCAGCAAGATTTAGAATGGAAGGAGATTTGATTGATAATCAACGTATTAGAGAAACTAGTGAAGCTGCTTGGCAAAATACAAGAGATGCTGTTGCACGTAGAAGTGAGGTTTCCAATAGAAACCGAGCTTCAGCACTAGGTATTGATAAAGCTAAGCATGATATTAATGCAGCCAGAATGTCTGCAAATTGGACATCTTTAGAAAACTTTATGAAAGAGAAAGAGTATAAAGCTACTATGAATAGGGATAGACAAAACCAATTTCAACTAGGAGTTGCTCAGCAAGGTATCCAAGATGCAGCTAATGCTAGACTTGAACCTTTGAGACGTCAATTACAAGCAATGGAGGATAAAGGAGAGGATTATACTAAATCGCCACTCTATCAACAATATCAAAGACTTGTCGATTCTACAAGCAGAGATGTTCAGGCTCAAACTAATAGAGCTTATGCCGATATTTACGGATGGAAACTTCCATCAGTAAAGTGGCAAGCACGATATAATAAAAAAGGTGGAGCATTAACTTATGCAGAACATTCAAATTTGCAGAAACAAAAGGATATTTCTGCTGCAGAGAGACAAAATGCAAAACTTTTTCAAAGAACGATAGAAAAGTCTATAGATACCAACGTAAAAATGATAAATAATTTATCGTCTGTATCTAAACAACTTATAATTAAATCAATGACTTATGAACCTAAAACCGGTGGTTAAGATGCAAAGTGGGGGCGGGATGCCCCCATTTACTTATTATGTTCCTCTCGGAATGACTTCTCCTGTTCAAACAGATACTGCATCAGTAACTAGTTCTGAACTTACAAAATCTTCCAGTGAAGGAATTACTGATAAGGATGTATTAAAAATGGTAGGAGATATTGATGCTTTACCAAGCGACACTAATAAAATTATTAATGGATTAAGCTGGATATATAGAGGGGATAATCTATTCTCTAATGGCAGAATTAATGCATCTAATATAAGTTCTAGATATTTACAAGCATTAAAGCAAGTAAAAAACGCTGCTTTTAGCAGAAAAGAATATGATTCGGCTTTTGAAACTGTTCAAGAAAATGGAGGATTAAACGAAATTGCTATTTCTAGTACAGGTAAAGTTGTAGTTCAAGACGAAGAGGGAAATATGAAACAAATTTCTCCAGATGAATATTTAAACAATCAGGATAAATATTTTGCTTTAAAAAATTCCGACTTGCTTTATTTACGTGCTCATAATGACCAAATGGCAGGAAAAAATGAAGTTTTCAATGTAGTAAAAAATGGAATCGGAATGTCTGCTATAAATAAAGCTATTCAAGATACTATTACTAAAATAGGAAGTACAACCGTTTCTAAAGAGGGCTATGCTCATAAGAAAGGAGATAAGATTCTTCAGGGTTTAGAGCATTTGCAACAGTTAGTAAATGAAGGTGCTGATTTGTCGGGACTTGGATTGGATGGAATTTACAAAACTGGACTTCTTAGTAAAAGTCAAATGCAACAAGCTGCTGATGCAGTCAAGTATATAGCAAGTACATTAGATACTAATGCAATGACGCTACTTGAGCTTAAGTCAGGAAACAAAGATAATCCTAGAAGGGGAGCTTTAGACTTAATTACTACAATGGTTACTAGTCAATTAGATAATACAGTTGATTTTAAACTCAATTTTGAAGATAAACTCACAAAGGATGCAAATGGAACTGGGGATGATGGCAGTGGAGGTAGAGGAGAATTAAAACAACTTGATGCTATTGCTAGTGGAATTGCGACTCAACAAAAAGATTTTATATTAAATCCTCATTCTAATTATCAACTCGTTGCTCCTCAATCTAATTGGTGGACAGCTCCACAAGACGTGGAAACCGGAAAAAGTATAGGTTCAGACACATTAGCTTCTCTATTACAAAAATCTGGTTTTGATTCTTTAATTTTACAGAACTCAATATATTTTGGTTCAGATAAAGTAGACCCTACTGCGGCGAGCAGTGTAATAGTAGACCCTGCAGAAGGTGTTGCTCAAGTATGGCTTCCATATACAGAAACTTCTAATGGAGGAATTGCTCCTAACTATGCTTTATTAGATACTATTAAAAGGGTAGAAGATAGTCTTTCGAGAAAAGGAAATGTTTCTGATTTAGAAAGACGTCAAGCATATAAAGCAGAGGGTATAGAACAATACTGGAATGTTATGAATGACCCAAGAACTGCAGGAGAACAAGGACTTCTTCGTCCGTTCTTAGCAATGACAGGAGTCGCTCCTGATACTACTGCAACTATTGGTGGTATAGTCACTGACCAAAATAAAGCTGTCGATAAACTTAGAGGAGATGAAGAAGCTAGTTGGAAAAAACATATGATGGAGGTTCTTAATAGTCCAGAGAAGAATGCCGGAAAGAAAGGACACAACAAAATAGATTCATGGTATGAATGGGAATGGTTAGGAAATACTTCAGATATGTTTAGAGGAACAATATTAATGCCTCTTGCGGGAGATAGAATCAGTGTTGCAACAAGAACTGGAAATATAAATCTTCCTAAACCTATGTTTGATGCAAGACGAGTTCAACAACGAGGTCAGATACAAAGTAATTTCAAACCTATGGGACCTACAAATTTTAATAAGTAACAATGAATAATGAACAACAAAACGATTGGTTAGCAACAATACTTTACAACCCAGACAAAGATTTTGCAAATTTTAAGGCAGCAGGTCTTGATGCTTCTAATACTACCTTGGGAAGTAGGGATTCTTATTTAGATATCCCTGCTGTTCAAGAACAGTTTAAAGATTCTGAAGGTAACTTTGATAAAAAAGCGTTTGACCAATTCTACGATAGTGCTAATCGAACTTATAATACATTTGTGCAAGACGATTTAGAGGACAAATTTCTTCACAAGTTAGTTACAAGCCCTTTAGATATTTTTTCTGATAGTGAATCAGCAACTCGTACTCCATTGTTTGTTGTACAAAAAGTATCTAATCCTACGTTAAAATCTCAAGGATTAAATGGATTGTTTGGAGAAGGGATTGGAACTTTATCTATGAGACAAGCTGCGCAAACGCAAAGAGTATTCGATACTAAATCTGGAAAAGAATTAGATTGGACTCCAGATGACGATGATAAAAGTGGATTCTTCGACTTTATGTTTATTGACCCATTAGTAGAAGCCAGATGGGAAGAGGATGGATTTCACGAAGATGCAGAAGGAAGAAAAATTAAACACTACAAAGGAGATTATAAGCTTAATGCTAATGGAATGCCTTACTATGAAACCTTAGGAGATAGAGACGCTGCAGGTAAAAATTTTTTGCATTGGACAGATACTCTTACTTCTACCGGTTCTAAGTGGGAAAAATACAATTTTTTAGCTTCGGATGGAGTTGAAAAAAGTGCTCTTGGAACTACTTTAAAACTTGCGGCAACAGTTGCTCCTATGCTGGTTCCATACGTCGGACAAGCTTATGGAATTGCTACTGGTGCTATGTACTTTGGACAAGCTCTTTCTGTATTTGGAAAAACTTTAATAGACACAGTCTCCGACAGTGATGCGGAGGATAGACCCGGAGTATGGAAATTACTAAATAAGACAGATGCGTTTGTGAGAAAATTTGATTCTTCTACAAGCGATGAGGGTAGTCAAGGAATGTTTAATTACGAACAATTTGCTACGTTAATTAGCGATGTAGTAGGACAATTATATCAGCAACGTTCTATTGCTAAAATTCCCCAATGGATTGGATGGGATGGAGGAGCTGCACGAAAAGCTAAAGCATTTGTAGATTCTCACGAATCTGATTATGTGAGGAAATATGGAAAAACATTGAGACAGGCAATTGCTGATGGCGATGTTGCTCCTGATTATAAAAATTTAGTGGATAATGATTTGCTAAATATATTAACTGATTCTCAACTTGCCGTTAGTAAATTTGCTAAAAATAGCTCTCAATTCTACATGGCTATGACTCAAACAAAAGACATGTATGACACATTTAAAGAGAATGGTTTTAGTGATGCTACTACAGCAATTGGAATGGGAGCTGCTCTTTATGGATTTAACAAACTATTTAATACCTCTCTCGGAGAAGTTGCATTAAGTGGTCTTGGCTTAGACGAGTTAAAACAAGCTAATAAAAGAATTGTAAAAGGATTTATTAACGAATTAAAACCTCAGCTAGATTTAGTTGAAAAGGGCGCTGGAGCAGCGTCTAATGCAGGAAAACTGAAATGGATAAAGAGTTTAGGAACTAAATTCAAAGACTTCTATGAAAAACATGTAGTTTCAGACCCCGAGGGGTGGATTGCTAACTCCCTAAAAGAATCAGTAGAAGAGGTCTCTGAAGAAGCATTACAGGATGCTATATTTGAGGCTAGCAATAAGCTCGATTGGGCTTTTAATCAACTTGGATGGACTCCTAAAAAAGGACATTATAGCTTCATGGCTAGCAGTCCTCTAGAAAGATATTTCATGTCTGCTTTAGGTGGAGCTGTAGGTGGAGCTATTTTTCCTGCAATAACTAAGATGGAAAATCTTAGAGATGGAATTCAAGAAGTTCAGAAGAAAATACCAGAATCTTTAGCAATGGATATAGCAACTACCATTAGAAATAATGGAGTAAAAAAATCCATTGAATATATAAAAAAAGCAATGGATAAAGGAGAACTTGGTTCTACTACTTTATCTATGAATTTAATAACTAATAAAACCAATGACGGGCAAGTATATTACGATGTGGCTAAAACCAGGGAGGAAAGTCAAAACAATGTAATAGGTAATTATCTGATTAGTTATTTGAATTCTATAGATTCTATCATTAATGCTGAAGGCTATAATATGAAAGATTCAGAAATAATCGATAACGCGTTAATGAAAGACTCTAGACTTGCTAAACTTGCTCAAACTGGAGCCGGAGAGGATATTTTATGGGATTTCAGAGAACAATTAAAAGGATACATTGATGCTACTGTAGAGTTACGTTCTGTAGGAGAAAATGGAGATACTGGAACAGCTAAGAGAAAACAAGAAGAATTTAAACAAAAGCTCGATGATATTATATCTGGAAAAAAGAATGGAGAATATGTAGAAAAAATAGCCTTTAGATTAAGTAGAAGCTTAAGTAATCCATTTGTTGCTCCTGATATTTATTCATATGCAAAATATGCTAAAGGCATCAATTATTCCACTGCCACAGAAGAACAAAAAAGGGATATTGAAAAAGCTTACGAGGGATACATCAAGCTAGGAGAAGCGGACAAATTTAACTTGGGATTTGAAATGTGGAGAAATATGAAATCTGAAGTTTCTCCCGCTATATTGAGATATAGAGATTCTAAAGTCTCTACGATGAAAAAACAATTCTATAATGTAGTAGAACAATTAAATGCCTCGCAAGGAATTAGTAAATTGTCCGAAGATGAAATTGTAACGTTCAAGGACGAAGTTAGAGCTGGAAGAACAGACGACCAAATTATTACAGATAATAATCTTAATCCTAGAGAGTATGCTCTTAGCCCTACCGAAAAAAGTGAAATTGTAGACGCATATTTAACCAGAGAAATATGGAAAACTGGAGATAGCACTAATAAAATGGGTCATGCTTATAAACATCAATTGACTAAGATAGTTAATTCCATGAACCATAATATGGCAGTTGGGGTTGACCCTATTCTTAATCAGAGAAGAACTGGTGAACTTCAAGTATTGTTCGAATCCATAAAAAATCTGGTAGCGCAATCAGGGTTTATCGACAATGAAATTAAGACGATAATTGATTCTGTAAAAAGTGGATATAATAAATTTAATCCTGAGAATTTTATAAGACATATCTCGGAGAGAGCGAGTATGGAATCTTTAAAGGGATTTACTATTGAAGACGAGTATGGTAGAATCCAACAAGAGTCCACTTATTTAGGAACTAATGATGAAGTGTCTCCAGATGATGTCCAAGATATTGACTTCGATAGATTAAAAACTGAAAATCCAAATTACACCGGATTGTACTACATATTCGAAAGCCCTGATGGAAATTATGCTTTAACTCAAGAACAGTTACAAGAAGCCTTTCGAGATATGTTCTATACCGAATTTAAAGGCGAGGCTTCCGATGTTTTAGTAGGAGGAATATTATCTGACGGAAATCTTTCAATGGATTCTTTGAACGCTAAAGAAAGTTTAAAAAAGAATAGTGACTATAAAAAATTCAATGAATTATTACTCGAATATCTCGGATTTGACAGTGATAGAATTGCATTAATTGGAGAAGTTGACAAATTATCTCAATCGAGCATAGTTAATAATCCTATGTGGGAAATGCTTTCTACTTTATCTCAGAATATATCTGGAGAAGATGTATTTAAGTTGATTAGGGATGAAGAAGGTAATTATTCTGGATTAAATAACTTAAGCGATTATGTTATTAGTAATAGTCTTACAAGAGACCAACTACAAGTAGCTTCTGCAGCAATTACAGTCCTTAATGAATCCATATTACCTTACCTTGTACAAGGTACAGATTTTGTCGATATGTCTAATCAATATAAAAGAAATAATGGAATGATAGAAGATATTCCATTAACCTCTGAAGAAGTTGTATTAATTAGAAAAGAACTTGATAATTTGCAACAGAAAATTTCTTGGCTTGTTTCTATATCTGATATGAATAGTTTAAGCAAAACTGCAGACAGCAACAAAACTATGAGTAGAATTAATAGCATGTATGCACTGATTTTTAGTGGAAACGTTGACGAAAGTTCTCCTCTATCTAAGTTCAAAACTATTACATATACTGACGATAATAAAAACAAGCAAAGTTTTATTACGGAGGATTTTCTTACAGGAGATGAAATAGCTACTGCAAACGATATTATTAATAGTGGAAAAAGTGATGTTTCTGCAATTTCTATATCTAACGAAATATTACTAAAAGTTCACAAACAAATATTTGATAAATTTGCTAATTTATCTTCTGACCAGAAAGAAGAAATTATTTCTCAACTGGCAAGTGGACAAGTAGTAGACTTCAATAATGCTCAATCTACTAAAATAAAGAGTAATTCCACTTATTCTGATTTGAATGAATTGGATTTAGCTCAGTATTTAATAACTATGATGGCTGTTGAGCCAGAATACTTGCAAGGAACTTTAAAACAAGCTATTTTAAATAATAAATTGCACGCTCCATTCTTTAATCAAATGCTGAGTGTTCAAGAAATGTTTGCTTTATACAAAAATCCAGATGTGTTTAATGAGTTTTTAGAAAAAGTAAATGATTTTAAACCTTTTCAAGATAAATCTTGGGAAGAGAATAATACGATTACTAAAAACTTAATTACCTTACTTGGAGGGGCAGGAACTGGTAAGTCTACTGGAGTAGCATTAACCGCATACAATATGATAAAAGTAGACAATCCTGAAGCCAAGGTTATGATAGCAGGTTCTGCAGAAGATGTTGCAGAAAGACTTGCTACAACTTTAGGAGAAAGTAAAAGCTATGACAGACTCCAATTATTTAAGGCTTTATTAACTGAAAGCGGATGGAATAAAATGAGAGACGCTATTGCCGAACTCAGAAATCCTGAAACCAATCTTGCTGATTTAGATAGAGCTAAATATTTAAAGAATGGAAAGTATTCAATATTTAATCAGGACTTTTTAACAAAAGAAGATGTGAATGTTGCTACGATTCCAGATGTATTATTTATAGATGAATATACTCACTTTACCGGAATGGAAATTCAAGCTCTTGCAAGTTTGAATAGGTTCTTACCAGACGGAAAGAAGATGGTTATATTTGCAATTGGAGACAACAAACAAGAAGGGGCTATAAATAAGAAATCTCATGTTGATATTGATTTAGGCGGAGTATTTTTAAATACCCCAACTTTAATGGCAAGTATTAGAGCAAATAATATTCATAAGAAAGATAACTTAAGCAAAATAGGAGGATTGTTAAGTGTTCTACTTGATATGCTAGAAGCTTCTGCTCGTACAAATACTCCACTTCGTATAGATTCTCTTATGAGAGAACTGAAATCTAAAACAGTTTTAAAATACTATGAAAACGAAGAGGATGGAATTGTAACTATACACGGGGACAAGCTTTCTAATCTTTCAGAATTGACAGAAAGCTATCTTAGAAAACTAGCTAAAGGTCTAAAAGAAGGAGAAAGATTAGCTCTAATTACTGACAATACACTTTCTGAGTTTAGAACTACGGTGTTTAAAAAACTGGAGGATGCTTACCCAGGACAAGTTGTGGTTAAAGATTCTCATGATGTTCAAGGTTCTGAGTTTAAATATACGATTGTAGATGTTGAATGGGCAAACCTCAACAGTCCTAATGCTTTTCCTGGTAATTTACGATATTTCTATACTTTGATGAGCCGTTCTTCTGACGGAAACATAGTAATTAAAAAAGATAGAAATATAGTAAATAAAGCAGATAAAGCTAATACTACAAGTACTTCTGAACTTAAACAAGAGGACATCTCTAATTATAAAAACACTATGTTAGAGATACTCAAGGGTAAGGCTGAGGAGAAAACAGAATCTGAAGAAGAAATTACTGGAGATAATAACATTGCTCCTACAGTAACCGAAATTCCGATTAATCCAGAATCTTCTAACAGAATAGAACCTATAATAGATAAAGCCGATGAACAAGAAGCTGTTAACCGAATTGAAGCTAAAGAGGCGGATGAGAGAGCTGCGGTTAAGATAGAGAACGAAGAAATAAATGCAATTAAAGGGGATAAGAAAGGAAATCCTGGATTGAAAGCAGTAACTTTTCAGATGAATTCCTTTTATAATCATTTAGCGTTAAATATTGAGGATAACGGAGTTGTTTCAACACTTCCTATTACCAACGACATTTCAGAGGATTTACAAGGATTTTCTGAATTTATCAACGGAAAGACGTTAGAGGATATAAGGAATATGACACTTTATGGAGCACATGATGTTGATTTGTTAAAATCACTTGCTTATATACGCTCATTATTTATGAGAAAAAAAACTGAAATGAATCAGTTATTAAGCACTAAGCTAGCTCCTGCAAGTGACTATTATAGAATACTCAGACCTTTTATTGAAAGATATTTCGATGGAGATTCTAAATCTAAGTTATTAGCTTTTAAGACTGCAGTTTTAAAAGGAAACTTTCTATTTAAAATTACCAAATTTAAGCCTGGATATGATAATGCTTATAATGTAGAAAATTTTGAACCTTTAAAACAGGATACTTTATTTGGAAGGATAGTTTTTCAACTTCCCACTGATAAAGGAAATTTGGATATTACTTTAGGTTCTACTTCAGACTTTAATAAAATTATAGAAAATTCAGAGTATAAAGGTTTAGTTGATATACTTAAAGATAAAAAGACTTTATCTTCTAAGATAGATACTAAGGGTCAAGTTTATTATAGGCTCTCTGATTTCGACGCAATTAAAACTAACATATCTTACGGACAAAATATATATGGGTCTGGGTATAAATGGAAACCGGAAGTTAGAAAGAAATTTAACAGAGGTAACACCTTAGATAAGACTAAGTATTCACATCCTGAATTACAATTTAGTCAAATTTATTATGATGCAGACCAAGATAGAGGTTTAGGAAAAAAATCTGTTACTAAAGGATATCCAGTCGTATTTGTATCTGACGATTTGTGGGGACAGAGTCCTGGGGAATTACTTGGAAAGCACTCTGAAAAGATTTCCACTATTCTATCTTATCAAAATACAGAAGAAAGGAGACCTCCAAGAGATGTAGTATTTGGAGTGAGTAAAGCTGCTTTAAATATGAGAGGTCTTACTATAAGAGAGTTTTTTAGTGAATGGAGTAATATGGAAGAAGGTCGACAAGGTGGAAAAATTTACGGAGTTGGGGAATTTGGACGACTTGCTAGACCTGTAGAGGCCGCTAGATTTCTTTACAGTCTTGCTGCATTACAAGCTGCTACAGTTGAAGAAGTAGAAAAATATAATGCGAGAATAAAGACTTTCAATGATTCTTTAGTTCTTCCTGAAGAAGCCGATTGGGTTAAATCTCCTATTGCTGTAGGAACTGATGGAAAAGTAGATGAGATAGAGTTAAATAAAATTAAGGACTCTATTAAAGACATCTTTGATGATTTAGAAACTCAATTTCCACAATTGAAGGTTGGTAAATTATTTAACTCTACAACTAAAATTGTTGGAAGATACAAGAATGTAAAGAAAACTGATGAAAGTAATACTGAGAGTAATCCATATACTATAAAAAGTATATCAGAGTATCGCACTCAACCCGTCTCCCCAGAAGCTGTTATTGAATTATTTGAAGATATAGGTTTAATAACCAAACATAAAGCTGTTGATTCTGGTATAGTTAAAATTTTAAATGGATTGGCAGGAGAACATAGAAACATGACTAAGCTACTTGAAAAATTAACTGACCCAAACAACGACATCTATAGTTCCCCTGAAATTCCGGACGTTTATAGAACAGGCTCTGAGAATTTTAATCAAACAGCCAAAACCTCTGCTGTAAATACTTTTATAGAATTACAGACTATGCTAAGTGAATATGCAATTAATACTACTGGAGCTTTAATTCCTATTATCAGAAAAGGATTAATGGCAGGATTTACTTCATCTAGTTCAGTAATTAGAAGGTTACTATTTAATCATTTAGGTGTAAGAGATAGTGGTAAATGGTCAGTATTCCAAAATGCTATTGATTACGCAGGTCTTTACAAATTTGGTGTATGGACTAATGGTTTGGATTCTTCGAGTGTAAAAGAACCTCAAAATGGATACTTTATATCTCCGTTACGCGATGTAGATTTGTATTTTGATGGTCCAATACAAGCTCCTAATTATTATGTTAACTATGATGCAGTAGATACGAGTGCAGAGTTTGAAGTAAATAAATCTCCAGAGATTGTTGCGGAAGGAACTCCAGAAGTTGTCGTCAAAAACTCAACTTCTCAGGAATTAGAAGATAACAATGCATTAGACAACGCTAATAAAAATTTACAAGAATCTATTAGGAGTTCTATAGAAAATAATGTATCTTTGCAGAAAGATGAAATTTTAGGAGTGGTTAATGCTGCTATTGATTCAAATATAGTTCCTACTGGAAATACTCTAGAGGAAAAGATAGCATCTTATAAAACTCAATTGGCATCTAAAATACGAGAAAACTTAAGAGTAATGCCTAGACGACTTTTCGTAAATTTAAACGGCATTGTTTCTGTATCCCCTACATATTCTCTGTCCGGAGATTCTGAAGTGGTTACAGATGTGGATAGCGAAGTTACATTATCTAATTTTATCACTAAGAATGAACTACTTGCTGGAACAGATATAAGCTCAGTTATGTTAAACCCAGAGGATATTAAGTATAATGAATCTGATGAAACATTCTCCATTAAGGTAAATGGTTATACTTATACATATTCGTATGATGGAAACCTAGGAATTGAAGAGATATCTGTTACTCAAGATGAAATTATTCAAAATACAGAACAAGAATTAGAAAAATATAAAAGTATATTCGCTAAAGGTATTCAAGATGCCATAAATGAAGGAACAAAAACTGTAGATATTACTAAACTTAGTAAAAAGGAACTTATTACCTATAACAAATCCGCTAAGATTGCAAATACTCTAAATTCATTTAATCCTAAACAATTGGATGAGATTATTAACAGAGGATTTGCAAGCAAGGAAGCAGGATTTTTAGATATTGTAGAACAAGTAACAGGATTGGAAATTACACCGGAACTAAAAGCTATATCTAACATGTTCACCTCTTTAAGAACAGAATATGTTAACGATAGAGACGGAAAATCTAATTGTTAATGGCAAATTGTAAAACATTACCATCTCTAGAAGAGATAGGAGCTGCATATGATGCAGCATTTGAAACTCTTCCAGACGATTTATTAGGAACAGTTGAAGGTAGGAGAGAATTTATCTCTTCTGCCTTAAACTATTTAAAAGATGATTGTGCTGTCGTTCCATCTAATCAAAGTTTGCAAATGATTATTAAAGAACTCATTACTTACGATTCTGAGAGTTATGAGGGAGCAATGGAATTTGCAGATAATGTAAGCGATGTAGAAACTTTCGTTACAGAAAATTGGAATGAAGTGTCAATAAATGAAGATTCAAAAAATATAGCTCCAGAGGCTAACGACTTTCCACAAGCTCCAATTCCATCGTTGAGAGATGGATTGAGTACAGTATTTGATAATATAAATGACCAGGAAAGATTTATTAGACTTTATCAAAATGATATTGTTCGGTTCTCATTTGTTAATTATAACGGAAAAAATGGACCTGAGTTAGTATCTACCACAAGAGAATTAAATACTTCAATTAGAAATTATAAAAATGAATTGTTCCAATCCTTAGCTAAGGATTTAGGACAACCTACTACTTCAATGTATATTGGAGAAACATTTCAGGTAGACGAATATAACAAATTAATTGATAATGCTAGAATATTCTTCTATCCTTACACAATTGAAGGTATATTTAAATCTGATGATATAAATATCATCAATGCGTATAATAAATTTGTTATGCTTACTAACTTCGATAACTTCCTTTATAAACATAGCAAAGATTTAATTCAGGTTGCTAGAGGATTTATGGGAGGGCATGTTGAACCTAGAGCTGGATATAAATATACTTACAACTTAGGAAAGCATATTAAACAAGATTATAACAATGAACTTCAAGACATGAATGAACATGTTAATGGCGCTGTTCAATTATTTATTAATTCTTTACCTATATTGGACTCTAACGGGACTCCTACTGGACAATTTGTAGAGTTCAAAACTTTTCAATCTTTAATTAGAATTTTTAGAAATATTTCTGAATCTAATGATGGAATCACTAGAGAAATTAGAAATAATCCAAGAGAAGCTATAAAAGAGATTGTAAAAATAGCTTATAACAATAGGCGTACTTATTTTACTGGAAATGATGCTACATTATATCCTGCATTTAATAGTATATATCATTATATTTTTAATAAAAATAATCCATCCAGTTTAGCTGCGTTAGAAAGTAGTATTACATCTCCAGACCAGATGAATATTTATTCTATGATTTTAAATCATATTAATAAAACCTCTCCAGTAAGTTATTTGCAATATAAATATAACACAGATACGGGAGCATACGTAGTAAGTTACCTTGATAGTGAAGCCATTTCTCAAAAACAGTCTGACTTGGAAAAACACTTGATGATTCAAAGTAAGTTTGATAACTATATTAGTATGTTTGCAGACCATGGAATTTCTGTAAACGAAGACCAATATAATCAAGTTGTAAGTGTTGACTTTAATGTTGGGGGGGCTAATTATAACTTTAATCTTACATCTCAAAATCTTACAAGAAATGGAAGCTTAGTACAAGATTTTAAATCTGATATACTTGGAAACAAGCAAGGCTGGAGTGATTTCTTATGGGATGTTTTAGAAAGGCCAATTGATTCTACTTCTTTAGAGACTGCAGTTGAAATTAACAACAATGAAGATTTAAAAGGATTTGTCAATGTGGCTGTGGCTACTATTATTAGTGCAGAAATACAAAACAGAGCAAAGACAACAGGTAACACCGTTAAGGAATTACTAGAAGGAGAATTTTCTGCAGTGTTACCTGAAGGAAGTAAATCTAAGGTTTATTACGAACCTAATCTAGAATCTCCTAGAATTGGAGGTATTTTAAGCTCTCTGTCAGGTTTAAAGGCTCTCAGTAGAACAATAGCTGCTAATAATAGAGACACTACTAAAAGCTATGTAAAAAATGCAGAGGGAAACAATCTCCCTAAGTATCGTTTAACGAGTGCAGGTAATGATGATGCCTATATATTAAATGATGTAAGAGAGCAAGCAGCGTTGGAACCAGAACATCCTATGAATTCCAACTTATTTATCACTGTTGATGGATTACTAAAAGGAACTGCATTAAAAACAGATTTTACCAACTCAGAAGGTCAAACAAAAAATATTTTTAAAATGCAGGCCAACGAGTTGTTATACTCTCAATTTGTTTTTGATTATTTACAACCAAGAAATAAAAATATTGCTGACAGACAGTCTAACGAACTTGCCGGAATGGTTGCAATTCAACCTACAACATATTCAGACAAATCTAATATTTGGGTTAAATTGATAGACATGGATGCCAAATTTACTTATAGGGATATCTACGGTAATGAGGTATTTACTAATAAGAGTCTTGGAGAAATGTCGGCAGACGAACTTAATCAACTAAGATTCTCTACACTACATGGAATGTATGAGGGCTTATCAAGACAGCTGATTAGCGACTACAAGCTTCTATTTTTAGCCACCCAATTAATTATTCCTGACGAACATAGTGTGGGAATTACTGTTGCTGAGTACGAAGCTTTACCTTCGGAAATGAAACCCTTGTTTGAAGAAACTAAAGAATTTATCGGAGACGATATTCTAACAGTTTATGATTATAAGGAAAAGTTAACTTTAGAAGATTTTATTCCTTTACTTTCTAAACTCGATGAAAGAAGAATACATCAGGCAATTTTAAATATCCAAAAATCTGGATATGATATTGAGATTCTTCCGGAAGTTCATTATAGCAAAACTAAAAAAGGAATACAATTTAACACTACTTTATTAGAAAATATAAAGAATTATTCTCTAAGAGACCCTTCTAATAAGTCTACTGTAAATAATATTCCCGATTCTTATTGGAACAAAAAGAAAGCAGAGGATAAATTATATGCATTAACATTAAAAATGAGTGATGTTAAATTTGATTTATATGATGAGAACGGTTCTGAAATTAAGACATTAACAAACAATATAGATATGTCAGCTCTTCAATCGGACTTCATCAACAAATTAACACCTCAATCGAAGCAAGTTTTATTTGATAAACTGAAACTTACTTCTGATGACCAAGTGACTTATCAAAATATCTGGGTAGACAGTAGAGCTCAGAGATTAAACAATTACTATGTTCTTAAGAAAAATGGGAAAAAGTACGATATTGTGGATAATGTAGACTTAATGGATAAGGCTGCAGATTCAAATTATGAAGTATACTTAAATCCTGAACTTAACTCGTTCAAATCTTTAGACAATTTAGTAAGTGATAATTATAATACAGCTACCATTGGACTACCATTTTTACATCCAGCTAAAGGAGCCACTACAAGCAATGAAGCTCCCACTTTAAATAAACTGGTAGAAGAAGCCGCACGTACTACAGCGATGTATAAACGTGGTGTAGTAGTTGGAGCAACAATCCACCCTTTCATTAAGGGAAAAATCACTGGAATTCCTGAAAGATATAAGTTAGCTGTTATAGAAGACTTATCTACTCCAGTATTTAATATACAAGGAGATAGTGATGGCGCTAAACAATTTGACGGTGGCATCTTTCTACATCCTATGATTGCAAGATATGAACAGAATTCTCTTGAAGAAATCGAAATGAGTCCAATTCATAGAAAACCTCTAGGATACTTTTCTATGTCTAGATACTTGTCTTCAGGACTATTAAAATGTGCTACCTTCGCTGTTACTAATGAGTACATGAGAAATGCACAGACAGGTGCTATTATTGGTAATTCTCTTATGAAACAAATGGCAGATAATCCTTGGGATATTCCAAATCTTGATATTACAGTTGATAGAAATGGAAGAAAAATTTCTTATAATGGAATGATTTATAGAGATATAAATACTCTTAAATATTGGAAAATAAGAAATATTACTAAGAATTATAAATTAGGATTCGATGAAAATGGTAAGCTAAACAATCAGTATACTATTGAAAGGGTTCAGTTAAATAGTCGTGGAAATCCAATTTTTATTGATGGCAAGGAAGTTACAGAAAAAATTACTAAAGACATTAGTTCTAATTACGATTTATGGATGGCTTTAGGCGGAGAATTTTCTGCACAAATAGAAAATGGACAAATTAAATATTCGGAAGCATCTCTTGATAAAATTACAGAGGTGGGAAATTTGGTAGCGTTTGATAGAAACACTTATAATCAAAACCCATTAATAGCGGAAGCCAAACTACGTGGTTATAGAATTCAAATTTCTCCAGCTACAACTCAGGAAACAGATGTTTCTCAAAATACTTATTATCAGCCAATGAAGTTCTCCGATATTGCTTATTTAGCAACAGCAGGAGCAGTGAAAAACGGAATGGCTAATTTAAATCCAGGAAGTTTATTTAAAAATGGATATAACCCTAATATTCCAACTTTATTAGATTCTGATAGAATAGTCTATGGACATCCAGCCATTGGTAAATCTTATTTAAAGGCTAGGCATGATTCCTTTATATCTTTTGACGATGATTATGGAGATGCAATAAAAAGATTTATCGACGAAAGATTACAAGAAGGTCAAACCCGCAGAGACTATAAAAAAGAGGCTCCTGAAGAATATAAACAGTATTTGTTAGGACTTTATGAAACTGCAAAAGCTAGAGCTAATTCGGAAAATAAAAGATTTTTCTTTTCTGACCAAGTACTTCTTAAAGCCTTAGATGAAGTTGGAAAACTTGAACAAATTGATAGAGTTCTTAATATTAAAGAAGAAGAATTTGTTGAAAGAAACAGAAATCGAGGAGAAACAGACGATGAGAATACTAAAGATTGGAAAAGGGGAATTGATACTTATATAAGCAAGCTTTCTGATAGAACTGTTGATGTAGGAAGATATTATCTAGGAGATATTTTAGATAATACCACTAAGGGAAAACAACGTTCTTTGCTTACTTACATTACTATTAAACCTGATTATATCGGAATACAGCTAAATGCAGAACATGCAGTTGACGAATCAGAAGTATCTGAAATGACTCAAGTAATTTCGGCACTCGAACAAATGAGTGCTAGTCATGAACTTGCTAATCAAGTATATGAGGATATAGGTAGAGTAATTGCCAAGGGTTTACAACAATATGATTTTGATTTAAACAGTGAAGAAGATAAGACCAGAGTTTACAAAATTCTCGGAAGAAACCTTTTAAAGACATTTGGAGGAGATACCGATAGATTAGGTCTTGCTTCTGCATACTTGGATTTAGTAAAAGAAGATATTCTTAGCGATAAAAGTTTGAGTCAGATGCAATATAAGATTCCGTTTGATGATAATAACATCTTTGGAATTTTTACTAATGGATTTACTAATGGTATAAATAGAGACATCATTAAACGTAAATATAGTGGATTACAAGCTATTCTTAATCCTTCTCACGATGTTGTAACTGTTTATGATAATCCTGCAGGAGGAGTTTGGAAATACACTGATATTTTAGATAAAGTAGCTACTCCGGAAGAAAGAGATGCTCTATTTAGAGCGATGGACAAAAGTGTGGATATTGGTGAAGTAAGAGCCGGAGACTGGATTCAAATAGGAAGGGAATCCCCTGTTCAGGTTATGAATTATAGAAACGATAAACCTGGACAAATAGGACTATTGGACTTAAAAGATTTAAGACTATCCAATATAACTACAGTTAAATTATTAGGTTCTAAAGGAAGAAATCTTCGCTCCGCTAATCATATTATCACGTTAGTGGATGGTTTTGCTTCAAGGGGTATTATTACTTTCGATGCTTATGATTTAGACACTTCCAGATTATCATGGGTTTTAAGTGATAAAAATTGGAAAACTTTAATAGAATCAGACCCAAATTTAAATACTGCTTGGAATGAAGTTGTAGAAAGAGTTAACCAAAAATTCGGACATATATTAAAATTAACAGAGAATAAAGATACAATTAATAATTATCTTCGTGACCTTATCAACGAAGACCTAATGGACTTATCTAACGGCAAATTTAGAATTCCTGTAGCATATAGAACTACTGATGCTATCTTTGCTGAAGTAGCCAATGATAGATTTGACGCTAATGAGTTAGCTATTGGTAAAAATACTGCATCTAAGTTTGGGTTGAGAATAGGTGATTCTCTCGATGAAATCGCAGCTCAAGGTCCAGAATTTTTCGAAAGAAGACAAAGAGAAAATATAGAGACCGATATGAGCTCAAGAAACTACGATATGTACTTTGTAAAGAATAACAAAGAGCATCTTCATGTAATGTTGAATAATAACCCAGAATCTAGAGCTAGAATCGAATCATTGATTAAATCAGGAATTCTTGTTGAAGACCAATCAATTGACAAAGGTACAGTAAATGGAAATGATTATGTATTAGTCGACGGAGAAATAGGATATAAAATTAGTAATGAAGACAAATTTTATACATATATTACTTCGGCTGGAAAAAGCAGAAAAGTTCTTGTGACTTCTAATCTTGACACTCTAAAAGCCATCGATAAATCCAAGCTATATAGTAATGTAATATATAATTATACTGGAAGTAATATTGCAACTCTATTTCCATTACAAGTATCATCTATCTTTACTGCATTAGAAGATAAAAGTGAGCTAGAAACTTGGGAAGAGCAATTAAAATCAGCAAGTTCTGAATTAGAAAAGGATGCTTTAGCTCAACAAATAAATGCCAATTCTCAAATGGCTCTTAATAATAGAATAAAGAAATCTGCTCAGGATATGTTTACTTCATGGGAAGAAGCTATTAAATTTATTGTAGCACGTATTCCTTCTCAGTCTATGCAGTCTTTTATGAATATGAAGGTTGCTATGTTTACTGAGAGTGAAACAAATATATGTTATGTTCCGGTAGAACAAATTTGGTATCAAGGTTCCGACTTTGATATTGATAAAGCTTTTATGCTGGGAGCAAGTATTTCTAATCAAGGTATTTACTATAATTGGAGTCCTTTATTTAATTTTACAAGTCCTGAAACTCTAAATATGTCTCATGATTTACCTTTCCCATCTGGGAAAAGATTTTTCTTAACAGAAGATAATAGTGGGTACATTCTTGAAGGAAATTACGATGAATTATTAGGTAAATCAACAGAAGAAATAATGACTTCTCCAGAACTTTACAAATTACTTGTTGATTTGGTGAGAGAAACTACCGATTTGCCAGCCTCCGGAAATAATAACATTGTGATGATACAAGGACTTGATGAGGAAGTGATTGAACTATTAAATCAGCATAGTTTGTATGAGCTAAGCGAAAATGATTACCAAGAAGCAATTAAAAATAAAATCTTCAATGCTTTATGGAGAATTGGCTCTGATGTACGTAATGTAGTATCGGCTACATCTCCTATTTCCATGGGTCCCGCACAAGTAGCTGCAGACAATTCTACTTCTGGACAATTTAGTAAATTAGTTTCTAATGAAAATCCTGGAGCCAGAATAATTTTACAATATCAAAACTCTATTGGTAAGGATGGTATTGGTGTATATGCGACTGGAATTAAAGTATTCTCAATTTTATTAAATTACTATAACGAAAAAGTAAACTCTGCAACGGAAGACACTCTTGGAAGATATACATTCCATAATATAAAGGGAGTGGCATCCGATGCTAACCCGGATGAGCTTGCTAAAAGAACTGGAACAATCGATGTTTATGATAATGAAGGAAATTTAATAGAGCTGAAAGAATCACCTACATTACCTAATATTTCAATAAAATCAGACACCAATCCTGCATTATTAGAGCTCGCAGAAAAAATTTATAAGAGAGGTCCTCAAGAAGATGTTTTCTTGACAATTTCTGTACTGCTTTCTGCAGCAACAGATAATGCTAAAGAGCTTATTTTGGAAAAAATTAATGCTGGACCAGATTTAGCTTCTGTATATATTTACCTATTAGCTACTGGTGTAGATTTCAAGACTGCGTCCGATTTTATGACTACTCGAGCAGTTACAATGGCTAATAATAAAGCTAAAAAGGATATTCTGTATATAAACGGAAAAAGAAATAATCTAAAAAAAGCTGTTCAGTATTATACCGAAATGGCTAATCCAGATAATTATATTCCTGTTATTTATCAACAATCAATACTTGATTGGGGAGAGGAAACTTTAAATAGACTAGTTAAATATCCAGAATTTAAATCGGAACTCGAAGAACTCATAAAAAATAGTTCTAGTTTCTTCGAAGTCTTAAATAAAATTAAAAATAAGGATTTACTCGATGCAATTCATGAAGCTGCTTATTCAGGAGCAAACTTGTTAAAAGTAACTAAGAAGCAGAGGAAGAAAAAAATATCGAGAGAAGAAGCCGAGAGTATAATGGATGAGTTTGATAATTTTAACGACGCTGAATGGGAACAATCGGAGTACTCAGAGGAATTTGATGTTTATAATCCTTCTTCCAGAGATACAAGGCCTGAAAAAATGAGACTTCTGTTTTCGAGATACATTGATGAACTTAAAAATAGACGTGATGAACTTAATACTTTAACAGAGAAAGACCTTCATAATATGGAAGTCCTTCTTGATTTAAAAGAACGCTCTGACGAACTTACTAGGTTAGGTCGATTTGGAAGTTTAAATCAAGGTATTAAAACTAAATTAGTAGATAAAATTAACTATATAAACCAACTTGAGTCATTTATTTCTGGAAAATTTAAAAAGTTTAACTCTTCAAACAAATTAAATCCTGACGATGAAGGGTATTTACCAACAAATTTTGATTTATTAAAATTCATTCAGGATGAAGAGTATAAACAACAAATGATTGATAATTATGAACAGGCTAAGGACAAGTTTAACATACTGGATATCATTACATCAGTTCCTCACTTTAGTAAAATGTTAACAGCTTTAGCTGTTGATAGTAAAGTATTAGGGGCTTATACAGTAAAAAATAATTTGGCAAAAGAACTTACCATAAAGGCATTACAAGATAGAGCTATTGTGCAACTAACTCAAAAGGACATGAGTGAAGTTAATAGATTCATAAGCGATGCAATTATCATTAAGTTCTTAAAATCTAATATAGTTGGAAATATATCATTAACTCCTGGAATGAAAATGTACAACTCTACAGGCAAAATTGTTCCAGTTCCGTCTATTGGAAAAACGTTGGACTTAGGAAATGTATTTGACAGAGCTACTTTTAAACTATGGTTTGAGGAAGAGTTTATTCCAGACCAAAAGCGAATAAATTCAAATAATAAATTTATTCAAGCTCTTACAAGTACATATTTTAAAAACCAGTATGGAGGGTTTAACTTCTTATATAAACTTCCTATAGATTTAGGTAATCTTGAAATCGAAGCCAATGAAATAGCATATTCTAATTACTTAAAAGCATTCGACGAAATTAAATATACAAGACCATTACCTAATTCTGATATGACTCTAGGAGACCTGTTCTTTTTATATAACTTAATTGTTAGCAAGAATAATTTCGGAGATAATACCCTAACTAAAATCTTTGAAAATTCTTTGAATATAAAAGACAAAAATGAAAGAATTGAGGTTGAAAATAGTTTACTTCTTAAATTCATGGATTATGAAGGAAGGTTAAACCCTGTACTCAATAATGATTCAGAAGGATTAATAGAAGGAGAAGATTATAGATATGATGATTTATTAATTAGAATCATTAAAAAAGGAGAGCCTAATGGAACTAAATTTACTAAAGAATATGACCCATTAGAAGGGAAAACAGTTATACGAGAAACTGAATTTGGACAAACCAATAATGTTGAAATGTTCTTAGATAATAATACAATGTTGATGCCTTTCCTTACAAAGGGATTTACCAGATTTAGTACGGAAACAAAGAATGATTTAATTTCAAAACTTGTAAATCTGATTTCAAATAATAAAGCAGAAGTAAAATTAACTTGTGATGAATAATTGTATTCAAATAACTATAGGCAAGCAAAAATATCAATTTAGAGACGTGGATATGAGCAAATCCTCGTCTCTAAACGATATTATACAGGCGATTGTTGAAGACCCTAATTATGCTAGTCAATTAGAAAATTTAAATAATGAGTTGAATCAATCTGATTTAAATATAATAGAAAATGTTGATGAAATTCCAGAAGATGTTACAGATAGAAATACTTACATTGCTGACTATTTAATGGGCAACGTTAATCCATATACTCTTGTTCAGATTTACAAAAGAACCGGCGTTCCTCATTCAGAATTCTTAACAGCATTTAAAACTATAATGGAGAGAGGCAAGTCCAACAAACTTAGTTTTTTAATTTCCTCTTCTCCTACACAAGTGTTTCTTGGAAACAAAAGAGACTTAGTTGTTCTTAATAAGAACGACATGTATAATATGCCGAAAGTTCTTGGCGCATTAAGTTATGTATATGCTCATAATCAACTGTTGGATAATCAAACTGCGATATATAAAATAGTAGAAAGTATATATAATTCTATTATGGAAGAACCAACAGCACTTAGAGAAGAACTTTCAAAGATTCCAGATAAATATTCAGCTTTTAGACGGCTCTTGTACTATACACAATCTGCAAGATATGCGGACAGACCTGAAATAATTAATCTTAAAACCACACTTAGTAATCATATATTCGGAGAAGTAGTTAAGAATATCAAATTAAACAAAAATAGAGATTATTTCAGGGATTTAGCTTTGAATTCTATACAATTTAAAAGTTTAGAAAATCTTGCTGTTAAACAAGAATTTCCAGCATCTATAAATTTTGGAAATTCTTCTATATCTGTTAACGATTTAAACAGATTTAGAATAGATTTCCTAAATGTAGAAAAGATGGAAACTGAAGATGTTGTCACTGACGATATGTTAATTCTTAGACTTACAGCCTTAAATCCTAATGGAGCTTTTGATACTAATTTATTTCCTACAAATAAAGGACAAAGGCTTTTGTTAATGACTAATCCAATTGCGGCTTTTGTTTATGATATATCTAATTTAAATAAAATTAGTAAGTATGTAGAAAAATTTTCAGACTCTACTACGGAAGAAACTGAATTGCAAGAAAAACTTGTAAGTGCATATACAACGTTTGGAAGAGGGAGACTTGATGTTAATACATTAATATTAGATTTTATCCAAGAGGCTTCTACTAACAGACTTGATTTTACTAATGCAGAAGATTTACAAGGGTTTGAAACTTTATTTATTCCAAATGTAGATGTACACATGGATGAAAGTTTAACTTCTGCCCCAAGTCGTTTATTGAAATTTAATCATTCTTCTAGTCAAAGCAAATTTACCGAAAATGGAATAAAATTCATTTTTAATCCTAAAGTGAAGTATATAGAAGCAACTCTTGGAGCAAGAACTAATAATCCAAGAATCGAAATAAACCCAGACTTTAATCTCGATGTTGATGAAGAATACGAAAATAAAATAGCGGCTTTGATGAAAGTAGCTGATGCTATTAATTCTTCTAAAAGTTCTAAAAGAGTGCTTGTAATGAAGTATGACGAGCATTATGATTACTCATTAGAAAATGGAGTAACCAATATTAATAAAGCGGCTTCAGCATTTTCTACTTTTTTATCTTCGATAGTGGACTATTTAAATCCTAACAAACAATTCTTATATATGAACTCTGATGGTATCGGGCAGTTTGCTCAAGCAATGGTAGTAGTTGCAGACCATCATAATCTTAGCCCGGTTGTATTCGACCAATTAAGCAAAGGAGGATTATATGATAGAACTAAAGCTCCTAATATGGCTGAATGGATTAAAACGTTTACGAGTTTAATGAACTCTGTAGAGTTTACCGATAGTGCCGTTCATCACTTCTATGAATGGGATTCTTTTTTAGAAAGAGCATTTAGTTCAAAACGTACTGATAGCTCAGGAAATGTTTGGAAAAATCTGAATGATGCTTTAACCCAAATGGAAGAAGAAAGTGATGCTCCTTTAAGTCAGTTTGATTTACTTAAAACAGGAGTTATTAGTATGATTCCAACTAATAGACAAAAATATAATTACGGACTGAGACACAAAAACGTTGGAGATATTTTTAGACTTAAAAGTGAAAAAAATAAAGAAAACTATATAAATGTAGAACTAGAAGACAAGCTAATTCTTACCCATAGACATCTTGGAAGTAGAAACTTGGATGAGTCTAAATCACTTCAACCTGGAGATGTGTTTCGACCTAATTTAATTAGTAACTATCAAGTTACAGTATTGGAAGCTAGAAATAATGGATATTTATGTGCATGGATAGATGACAAAGGATTTCATTCTGATATATGGACTAAGGATGATTTAAAAGAAGTTGAAAGAACTCAATATACAGCACAAGTAAGAGAATTATTTAATGGAGACAGAGCAGTTTATACTAATTTAGGTGTGTTTGTTCAAAAAGGAGATATTGTACAATATGTGCATGTTAAAAATACTGCGAAAATCATGCCTATATTATATGATTTTTTTAGTCCTGAAATTACTGAAATCTCTAACAAGACCGGATTTAGTGAAAATTTTATTAGAAGGAACTACTTATCTTCAGTAGATAAGCTTAGAGATGCAATTTTTATGGATTTCTCTTTAACAGATGCTACGATAGACACAAATACAAGCATTGACGTTCTTACAAATTCAGATAATCTTTCTACTCCAGAATTCGTCGAGGATTTAGCTAAGAGTCTCTCAGATAACGGTGTGGGAATTAGAACTCTTACAATGGAAGAAATGAAAGAACAATTTCCCATGTTAAACAATGTAAAAGCTTTTGTGTATGATGGAGACGTTATTTTAAATCTAGATTTAATGACTGATGATACATTGGTTCATGAAATATCTCACTTGTTCTTAGCCGATTTAAAATTTAGGCGTCCTGATACATATTATTCTTTAGTAGACAAAATGGAAGGCTCGGAAATTTATGAAGATATAAATGTTAATGGAGCTTACGATGAATTGTCTCATAGTGATAAATTAGAAGAAGCTTTGGTACATGAATTCTCTGATTATTTCACTAGAGTACTGAAGGATTATAGAGGAAGAAATATTAATTTAGAAGAGGTAGATTGGGAATCTATTCTATCTGATGCTCTAAATATTGACATTAGTGAATTTTATGACGAAGACATCTACTCTATAATGCAATTAACACTTACCGAATTTCATAATAATTATTCTACTCAGAAAACATTATACAATAAGCAGAATGCGTTAAAATCCATAAGATTAAGTAATATAAAATCTGAGTTGTTAAAAAATGCTAGTACAGACTCAGGATATAGACTAATTGAAATTTGCGAATGATATGGCTTGTTCATACACTTTAAGAGACAATAAATCAAACAAAGTCATTACCTTTACATCTGAAAAGGCATTAGACAACTACTTACAATTACATTATACTGAATTTGAGGGCTTAATCAACCATGCCTTCAGATTCAGTAAAGACTACACAACAATATTATCTAGTGATTACGAAAAATCTAAAGCTACACTAGATAAAGATAGAGAAGCCGCTCGTGCAGCTAAAAGAAAAAAAGATACAGTTAAAACTTTTGCTAGCTCCGGAAGTAATATTTATGATGTAATTGAATCTGATGAAGCAACTTCCGATGGATATGTTTCAGTCCTTAATTATATTTCCCAACAAGGGTTTGTTAAAGGATTGGATAGAGATGCTTATACTCATGCTTTGGAAAGCGAAGCTCTTAAAGACGTTCCCTCTGATGCTCAAAATAGAGAAGCAATATTACTTGAAACAAGAAATTACATAGAAAAAGTAGAATTTCCCTATTGGCAATACTTACAAGAAATAGGTAGGGGATTCCATTATATATTTGACCAAATTATAAATGCGAAATCTGGTTCGAATATTTCATTAGAAATGATACAATCTATATTTAGGTCTAGATTTAGAAAAGATTTTGTGTCTGGAAAAAATGCAACACATATAGATGGAGTGTCCGACAAAGCCCTTAAATCTTTTATTACTCAGATTACAGCATTAAAAAGAAACATAATCGATAATAAAAATAGAGGAAGAAAAGCAATAAAAGTATTTACTGAGTATATTGCAGACCATAATGGAGGAGAGGGCAACAAAATAAGAGGTAAAATTGACTTGTTGGTTGTGTATGAAGACCAGGAAGGAAATCAGTCTGTAGAAATTTACGATTTAAAGCTTTCTACTAAACCGGAAGATAGATGGGACGCAGACAAGAAAAACGCAATCCAATATCAATTAGGATTCTATAAAAGAATGCTTCAAGAAAAAGGCATTCCTGCAAGAAATATTTCGATGAAAATTATTCCAGTCCTTCTCGAGGATGTAAATAAGGAAGACTTAAATCATGCGATAGGAAATGTAAATGTAGGGGAACCTATTACGTACATACCTAGTGTTGGGCAACAAACTAAAATAGAACAGTCAATTCCAATTCCAATCGGCAAAGAGTTAGTAAGCAAGCCATTATTGGAATCCGTGGCTGGAGTAGTTTCTAAATTTTTTCCAGTAAGTAAAATAAATCAAATAGATGCTATTGATTTCGATGTTTTATATAAAGACAAAAAATACGGAGTAAGCATCGACCCTTCCACAGGAAGATATAGATTTGAAGATACTACTCGTTCAAAGAAAGAACATAGATTTATATATGCTGATACAGAAGAAGAAATTAAGGACGCATTTAAGGATTATCTGAGAAGAAAAAACGACCATGATAATGAAACCACTAATTATATTTCAAAAGATTTGAAATTTGCATTAGATAGGATTAATGGAAATATGGGATTTAATCCAAACAGAGCTTCATTAAATGTAGTTCCCAGTGGAATGTATGAGGATATGAAAGGACTGTTTGAGGCCAATTTATCAAAGTACAAACTTGAGCCGGATTGGGATGTTATGATAAATGAATCCCTAACGTCCATGAACGTTATTATGCTTGTTAACAAAACAAGAAAAGAGATGGATTTTATATCCATATCTCCTTATCCTCTCGATAATGTTATTAATTTAGGGAAAGGGACATCTCTGATGGGTAGGTTTAAGACTAACGCTCAAATGGAGTTGGACAAACTTTCTATGAAAGCATCTATAGGGAATATTGAGTTAATGAAACTCATGGCTGTTGCTAATTCCTTTTCCGATACCGACCTTGGAGATTTTTCTATAGGGGAATTAAAAACTATAAATATAGATAGTAGTGAAGTAGTCTATTCTTATGTAAATCAGGATAAACTTGTTCATAATTATAACATGTTAGCTGATGCGGCTGGCTTAAAAAGAAATGGATTTAAGTTTACAGACATGTTTACTACTGTGATGAGATATTATCAAAGTATTGCTAATAATGACCAGCAAACAAGACTAAAAGGTATAACGGAATTATCTCCAGATGGAGATTTAGATTCTCTATCAAAGGCAGCCAAATATGAAGAATTAAAGTCTATCTTTAAAAACTTACAGAGTAGGTTCTTTTCTGGGAACGTTGCCCCAGACATCAATAACCCTATTACGTTTTTATATTTACAAGTAGCGAATGCTTTAACTCAATATGGGGATACTTCTATTGACATCTTTAATGATGAATTATGGAATAAACATTTTGGCGATGTTTGGAAGCAATTAAAAGACGGCTCATTATTTAACGGAACCTATTTAAATACTATTGATACCATTCCTATAGTTCATTCAATTGCAGCAAGACTAAGTGCTACGAATAGAAATATTACTAATAGATATGAGGCATATAAAAATAAGGATAGACAAGTAACCAACAAATACTATAAAGATGCTGGACAAGGGTTTATCGGAAAAACAGTTCTTAATAATGCGACTGTTATATTTAAACGTTTAATTGATAATTCTGAAGAAGGAAAGAAAAGATTTAGAGTGAAGAATCCGTGGGATTCATCAAGTGACTTAAATCCTGCAGAGCGTGAATATTTAAAATACTGGCTGGAAGATTTAAATAGGATGAGGTTCCCTAACCAAACTAGAGAAGAGTTAGGAGAACGATATTTTGAAATTCCCTTATTGAGAGGTTCTTCTTGGTCTAAAATAGTAAACGGAAAAAATAGCTTAGCTACTTTTAAAGAAGATGGAGCATTAGAAATGGTTAATCCTAGAATGACTACTACTGAACAAGAACGATACATTTCGGAAGATTCCCTTAAGACTCTTGTAGAAATGTATAATGTATTTGATGCTTCTAATTCTATTGGTGCAAGAGAAAGTATGCTGGCCTCTACGAACGGAAAACCTGAACAAATTTACGAAACTAATTTAGAACATATTAAAGATATGTATCAATTCTCTCTCATAAGAAAAGAAGAAATGGATGAAATTCTGCCAGCAGTAAATGCAGCTATTGTTTCCCTTCAATTTGTTCAGACTTTGTCACATAAAGACGCAAAAGCCACCATCGACTTCCTTAATGAATATATAAAATCTTCTGTGTTTGACGAATCATTAGTTCCGAAAGAAAGCAGAGGAATGTTTAAATTGTTAGGTATGGCTAAGGGTGTGTCTACAAACTTTATTCTAGGATTTAACTATTTATCCGGAGCCAAAGAAACTATTACAGGATTCCTTAATTTGTATGAAAAAGCTGTTGCTAACTCTTTGACAGATAAAGATAGAATAGGCGTGAAAGATATGACTTCTGCTTATACGACTGTATGGGTCGACTCAGCTAAACAAATAGGAACTATTACTTTGTTAGAACATTTAAATTGGCAATATCGTATGGCTAATGTGGACATGAATGCCATTGTAGATAGAATGAATTATGAAATTACTGACGGATTGAGGTTTAAAGATAGAATGTTCTGGGCTAATAGAGCTCCTGATTTTCTAAATCGTATGACTATTCTCGTAGGCTATATGAAGAAACATGGCTGTTACGATGCTCACACTCTATTACCTGACGGGACGGTTAAATATGATTGGAAAAAAGACAAGCGTTTTAATTTATTAGCCGACCCTAATTCTGATATGAATTCCACAGAATGGCAATATCAGCGTTCTTTATACAACAGAATGATTGAGTCCTTTATTGCATCAAACGTCAAAGTCGTAAATCCGGATGGAACAACCAGAACTCTTACTACAGAGAAGGATAATAGAGGTGTTTATAAAGATGCTCTTCCCCAAGCTTATACAGAAGAAGAAGCTAAAATGATTAAACAAGAATCTGATAGTATGTTTGGCTACATGGACCATGATACAAAATCACTATACTTAAAAAAAGGATTGTTCTTGTTTCTTCATCAATTTCAAACCTTCTTATCTGCTAAAAAGAATCAATGGTTCTTAAAAAGAGGAGTTTATGATTATGGACACTGGGTACATCTAACAGAGAACCCAGACGGTACTGGAGCAAAATTATATTGGAAAACAATAGAAAATCCAGACGGAACTATTGAAAGAATAAAAACCACAGAAAACACTGGAGAACCCATTATAGATTGGCAAGGTAAGATTATGGAAGGAATTTTTTGGTCTTTGAAAGACATGTTTAATATTCTTAATCCAAAACTTGCTGCAGAGGCGTGGAGAGACCCAGTTAAAAGAAGAAATTTAATTTTGGCTTTAGAAGATTTAGCTATTATTGGATTTATAGCTTTAATTATCGCATTATTGTTTGGAAGCAAAGATAAAAATTCTTTATCTCCAGCTGAACAGAATGTAATAAGACTTGCAAATAATGTGGGCGGGGAATTTAATATGTTTAAAGTATTTACTGGAGCAGTAGATTTTAAGATGCCTATGTTCCAATTCTATGGAGAGGTATTCACTGATGGAGTGAAAGTATTAACGGGGGATAAACATATGTTACGTATGCTAACTGACAATACCGGAACATTCAGACCTTTAAAACCAACTGTAATGGAATACTTCCCATCTCCTAATTCTCAAGAATAGTAAAAAAAATAAGGGCGACAATCAAGTATATACTTTCGTATATGCCTGACTGCCGCCCTTATTTTTATAAATCCACATGAAGTTCTTGTATAGTGTACTTATAAGCTCTAATTACCGAAGTTATAAATTCATCTATAGTTCCATTGTTATCAATTTCTAGTTCAACCTTTAATTCATCAATATGTTTTTCGCTCTCATGATTTCCAGCTCCTGCGCTATCTCTAATAATTTTCCAAACAACACCACCCTGTTTGTGTATAGCTTCTTCCTCATTTGGAAATCTTACATCTGGAATTATCCATTTAGTTTCTACATCATATTGACCATCTGTATCTCTACTAAATTGATACTCATTCATTAAAGCTTTTACCCATAAGTCTTTATCTATAGCTCTTCCAACTTGAGTTCCAAATAATTGAAGGAATTCTCTATTTGTCATAGGGTTACCTTCTGTATTTAATAACGGAAGTTCAGTCCGACTATTTTTAAAACTTATAGACTCAAAATCATCCGAGTTACAACCTAATATAAGAGCTGCGCATCCTTTCAATGTTTCGGCAAAGCTATGCTTCTCCCAATCACAATTAATTAAATATGAGAAATCTGGTTCTTTGTCAGATATCCACTCTTTACAGAATTCTTCTAGAGTTTTACAGCTAGTTACTATATTAATTTCTCCACAACTAGCCTTTCTCCACACATCTATTGCTTTAATAATACTACATGCAGTATCTTTTCCAGCTTGAGCTTTTCCAGCTATTCCAATAATCATTTTAAATAATAGGTTAATTCATTCATTACAAATTCATTATCTAGATATGGCATTTTCTCTAATATTACTCTATAGTATTCAGATAATTCTTCTCTTGATATTTCATCGGTAAACCCTAGTTCTGAAAAAGGGTCGGGTTTTAGTATTAGCCTATGTATTTCACTTGATATACTGTGCAGTATCGGGTCTGATTCTTCTAAATTATGCATCATTGTTAATATTTGCTCCAAATATTATTAAAAATGCTCCAATTCCAGCCAATCCAAGAAGGACGTGGATGCAAAACATAAAATACAATAATATAAAAAATAATATAATTCCTCCTGCAGTAGTACATACTACAGATAAATTATCTTTCAACCAGCATCCCAACAATTTCAGCCACGAGTTTTCCATTTGCTGTAGGAAATTTAGATTTTACTTCTTTAATAACTAAACCCATCTCTTTCTTTTCTATGGAGTGATAATTATTATTCTTTAGCCAGGCTTCTATATCTTCTTTAGAAGGAATTGCCGGAAGAAATTCCTTAAGAATCTTAGCTTCGGACAATTCAATTTCAGATAGGTCTACTCTACCTGCATTTTTGTATTGTTCTGCAGTATCCTCTCTTTGCTGTGCCATCTTTTTAATGATTTGGATTTCAATGGCATCGTCAAGAGGTTTTGCATTTTTCTGAGTTGAGTAATTTACAAATGCCGTTTTGACAGCTCTAAGAACTTCCGTTTTTGTTTTGTCCTTAGCTATCATTGACTCTTTAATGAGAGTATTTATTTGTTCTTTAATCATATTCATTAAGATATTTGATGTCTTCTCTTTATATTTTGAGCTGTCCCACTATCCCATCTTCCCTTTCTTACAAAAGCTATATCAACATCAGAGCTCCTGGTCATAGCGGAGTCTCTTTCCTCATCAGTTTTATATCCCCCGTGGTAACAAATAGGGACTCTATCTGTTACGCTTGGAGTATGTCTCGGTTTATCAAACATGTGATATATTGTCAATGGGCACATAAAGTTTTCAGCGATGTAGTCCATAGCCATCTTATCAACACCTTCATAATCTCCTACTACAAACTCTGGTTTATCATCTTCATAATAAGCGGTTCTTAAAGCCATTACATAATACTTTTCGAACTCTTCTTTTGTTATATCCCTGTGTCCACTTACAAAATATATCATGGTACTATTTGATTCTCCAACGGTTGTGATTCTATAACTTTAATGTTATACCAAGAGATAGCCTCTATAATTCGTCTTTTATGGTTAAAGGCCCATTCATAATTCTCAATGTCTTTAATAGGAATCCATTGTATTGTCGCAACTTCATTTTTTTCTCCTTCTCCATTTAGAACAGCTTCCATGGAAGTGGAAATATTGTCTTTTCCGTATTCTAAAACTGTTATATAACGAAGTGTTACATTTCCATTATTACAATACTCAGGGTCTGTTTCAACTCCAAATAAGGTCCATTTCGATGGGTCAATTTTGACCCCAGTCTCTTCAAACGTTTCTCTAGAGCATGCATTTTCAGCTTTTTCCATGTCTAAATAACCACATGGGCAGTTCCAATAACCCTGAAAATCTGGAGTTCCTTCTCCTCTTTGATTTGCCAAAACATGCCAAACTCCATGTATTTTACAAAATACAAATGCAGCAACTGCACAGTATCGACCAGACCATAGAGTCTCGCCAGCGTGTTCTCCTTCTCTAATTGTATAACTCCAATTTTTCATCTGTGTTTTCTTTTATGTTCTTTAATTTCAGAATCTTCTGGGGATGATTTATAAGGATTATAAACGGGAAGATATTTTCCCTGCACTGCTACAACAACATCTGTTGTTCCATTAAAATAATGGTCAGATTCATATATAAGAAGTTGATTATCAGTTTTGCGTTTGTAAGCAACATACATAGGTTTATTTTCCTTTACGCATGTCTGATATTCATTCTTAACACCCCTTGTCATGTTTTTTACTTCGCAACCCCAATCAAACTTATTTAGGATAAATACCACTGCGTCAGCATTTAATAAGCAGTCGTCTTTGTAAGGAGTTCCTTTTATCCAATAAGATACTTCATAGCCTTTATCTTTGAGTAGGTTTTCTACATCTGGGACAAGATGGCTACAATTCATACTATATGAAATGTATGCTGTTTTATTCATTTTTATAAAGGTTAAATCGATGAATATATTGACTGATTGCTTTAGGCACTAAAGGATAAATCTGCTTTCCGTCTTTTACTAAGTATCGAATCATTGTAGAACTAATATTGAATGTATTACTGATATATCCGTCAACTCCTGTTTTGAACGCAATTCCATCCCTGTTAATTACAATCAATTTGAAGTTATCAAGAATCCATTGTCCTTCTTTCCAATCTTTAATTTTATCCACAATGTCTGCACCAACTATCAAATATAGTTCTTCATTAGGATAGTCATCTTTTAATAATTGAAGAGTCTGGTAAGAAAAATGAGGTTCGGGAGTTCTATAATCAATGCTTGACAATGTACAGTTGTTAATTTCCTCAATTGCTAATTGAATCATAAAACATCTATGTTGAAATTCAGAAGCTTCATTTTCCTTCCAAACATTTTGCATAGTTGGAACTACTACAACTTCATCTACTAAGTTTTCATTTAACACAGATGTAATCATGTACAAATGACCCATATGAATTGGGTCAAATGTTCCTAATAAAAATCCTACTTTCATTGTATTTTATTAAAATCGAATAATGTTAATTCTTCTGTTGCTTTGTCGTAGATGTCGATAATGGCTTTAATGCCGTTTGGTTTTAGATTTCTAGTGCCTATTCCTGCAAATTTTTTATGCAAGAAAGGAACAGAATCTAAATTTCTCCACTTGTTCATAATAGTATGATAAGACATCCATTTATCCGATTGCTGAATAAACACAAAGCATGGTTTACCAGCATCAATAGCCATTTGAACAGCCCACCCAGTTCCTCCATTAACTACTTCTTCACCTTTAGGAGTCTTAATGAAACCGTCGGCAATTGCAAATACAGCAGTGGAAGACTCTACTTGCATCCAATTTCTGGCTAGTAGAGATAAGTACTTATCATATCCAAACCGCATTAATGTTTTCTGGGCTTTGTTAACAGCTCTAACTCCTCTCCAATATTGCTCTTCAGTTATAGGAGTATTTCCTATGGGAGTTATTCTGTTATGATAATAATGTATCGCAGTTTTCAAACCATAGGCTCTACCTATCAGGTCCCACATAGTATCACTTCCCTCAGCCCCTCCCGAATATAAAGTATAACTACTTAGCATATTTCTCTCTTGGTACATAAATAGGAGCTTTCTTACGTTTAAACTCAGAAGCTAAGTGTCTATCCCAAACTTTGTTAACCACCTCTTCACCATACTTTTTATATAAATCAGATTTTTTATTTGTTTGGATATGTACTACATTTCCAGCAAGCATATAAGTTTCCTCGGAACTTTCACATGAAGTAAGTGTTTTAAGAATATCATCAACTTCATTATAACTTTTAGCCCCAATTTGGTCTAAGTCAGAATTGCTAATACCAAGACCATCAGTCGGAGTTAAGGCTATAGATGCTTTAATAGCAGACATTTTGGCGGATAAATCGTTTGGAATGGTATAATACTTTCCTTCTTTCCTCATTTCGGAATCATACTTATAAAATATGTATTCTGCCAATTTATAAACTTCGGTCTTCCATAAGTCTTGAATTGGGTCGAAATCACCCACATCACCATGAATAGTCCAGAATCCAAGCTGGTACTCCGTCTGATTGTCAGTAGACATTACCAAGCCCTTATGAAGGCTAGCTATATCATATAAATGCTGCATTCTACATCTAGCCTGTAAGTTACCATTAGCAATAGGAGTTCTGCCTTCCCATTCCTCTAACGCCACAATGTCGTGATATTCCATTAAATCATGTATGGATGGCTGTGGATAACTTTTACTATCCAGTATGGCATCTACTAAGGCAGCCTTATAAGATAAATCCAATCGTTTAACATTGAACTCATCACAAAATACTTCCCCTACTAACTTAGATACATCAAATTCATCCTTCTTATTCTTAACAGGAAGGCTTCTACCTATAAGAGGAATCCCAGTTTGCTTACTTACTTCATGGCAAATAGCAGCGACAACAGTGGAGTCTATTCCTCCACTAATGCCTAATACCATTGCTTTAAGATTATTTTTGAATAAATAATTCTTAGTCTCTTCTACTAAAACACTAAATACCTTGTTGTAATCCATCTGTTATATATACATTTGATTTAAACCTGTAAAATAGATAATTATATTGTGTATCGGTCATTTTAACTGCAGCACACATAATCCAGCCTTCTTCACCTAAACTCTCAAGTTCGTTAATGCTCATAATCGAGCCGTATACCGTTTTTCTTAAATATTCTACATTCATTTTATTCTAAGTTCAGATAAACATAATTCTACTTCTTTTGCACTTCCGGTATGCTTCCCTAAATCATCAGACAACTTAACACAATCAAATACCGGCTGGTTTTTATTCATTTGACAAGAAGTAAGCTTCATAACAATATTGGATGGTTTATGTCCAGTATCATTGGTAAGATTGGTTCCAATACCAAAAGCGCAACGAATACGTCCTCTACAATACTCTCGAATTTCGAGAGCTTTGTCAAATGTAAGAGCATTACTAAAGATAATAGTCTTAGTAGTTGGGTCAATACCTAACTCTTTATAGCGAGCAATGGCATTAGTAACAAATTTAAATTCATCACCACTATCTTGACGTATTCCATCAAACAACTTAGCTTGTTTTCGAGATAGATTCTTGAAAAATACAGCAGAAGTATAGGTATCGCTTAGTGCAATTCCCAAGTCGCCATCATACACATTAACCCAGTTTTCTAGTGCCATATAATTAGCTTGTTTATAGCCGTACATAGCACCATGGAACATAAACCACTCATGAGGATGAGTTCCCATCATAGGCATGTCGTATTTCATAGCTAGATAACAGTTGGAAGTGCCAGTACAGTATATAGCATTACTTTTTAAGTCCTTTATTACATTTTCTTGAACATTATACGAATAACGTCTACGAGTTCCAAATTCTGAAAAGAATATTTGATTCTGATTTGACAGAACTATTTTAGGAGCTAGTCTAGCAAGGACATCGGACATATTGATGGTATTGTTAAGCATTTTGTTGCGAAGCTCTGACACCATTGCTAAAATAGGCACCTCGTACAAGGTAACTCTGTAAAGATAATCAGTTACTTTAATGTGTAGATGTTTGTCCTCATCCAACCAGACTTGAACTTTACCAGAATTTAACTTAACTCCGCTCAGCCACTCCCAGTACATTGAAGGGATAAAACGACAATGCGTTGTCATATAATCCTGTTCATCATGAGTTAACCTTAAAGAACAGAAATTAGAAATTTCCATTCTTAACTGTTCTATAAATTCTTCGGTATATTGAGTATTATCTCTATCAAAGAATTCAAATGTTCCCACAGCTTGTGGAAATAATTTCATATAAGCATATGAAGTTGTAAACTTGTATAAATCTGTATCTAATATTGATTTAATTATCATAATATGTTATTTATTAAAATTCATATTCGGAAATATTGTTCTCTTCCATAAACTTTTGAAGAGTTGTCCCATCGTCTATAGAAGCAATTCCAGGAAGATATACTTGTATGTCCTTCCAAATGGGTTCCAAATTTTTAATAGTATTCAATACACAATAATCACCAGCCACCCCGCATATGATAAACTTATCTCTGCCTGCTGTATAATCTATATAACAAAGTTCATCATTCCCATTGTAATAATACACTTGTTCGCAGTTGGGATTATAGGTGAGATTTTGAAAAGCCCCATATTGTTCCTCTTCGTGAGCTTTGGTAGTTATATAATAAGATTTATGAACTTTACTACATCGTTGTAAAAGTCCTTCAAATATCGCAGCCCCTTCGGAAAATTGCACACAATGTTCAGGCCATTGACCTCCGTTTAGCTTAAATGATTCATGAGAAGGAACATGCCAATCTGCAGTAAAGATTACTTTATCAATTTCATTAGATTCTATTAATGCATAAATGTTAAATAAAGCTTCAAATGCTCCCTTTACAGGAAGCTTTCCGTCTATATTTATAAAATCATTCTGCATATCAACAACAATAAGTGTGTTCATGTCTATTTAATAGTTACTAGTACTCCGATTATTATAAACATTAAAATAAGAGCAACTGGAATCCATAAAGGAGAAGTTACCCACCACCAAGACCAGGTTATGACGCCCACAAGTTTTAGTACTAAGAAAATTAGGAATAGGACTGTACCAAGTCCTACTCCACTACTTGAATTACTCATTCTATAATTAAAGTTAAAGGTTCATTTACTAATTCGTATCGTTCATTTACCACAGATACGTTAGCCAATTTAATGTCGTCTAAAGTTTGCAGTATATGTTCTCCAGAGTGAATATGTCCACAGAATACATATCTGGGATGCTTACGTAATATTTCGTCCGCCAACCAGGGATTACCTGCTTCCACTCCAGTTTGAAATCCTTGGTTAATTTTTCCTACTCCACATAATGCAGGAGCGTCATGCGTAAGTACAAAATCACATTTCTCCGGCATAGTATCATAAGCTTGTTTTAAAGTTCCTTCTTCATACATATATGCCCAATTACCAAATATCTTACAATAGGGTGTCCCCCATATAGTATACTTCTTGTCTTCGAAATATAAATCAATAGATTCATTATCAAGAAGTACTAATTTATATTTAGTGGGAGTATATAGTACGCTCGCCTTTTTTAACTTATCTTGATACATATTTGCTAAAGCAAAATCGTGATTGCCTCCTACCATATATACCATTTCGCATGGCAAATCATTTATCCATTTAGCGAAGTCAGTTTTAAGCCACTTTTCACTTTGCGGAATGTTTCTTTGCATATGGAGAGGCGTAATGTCTCCACATATAAATACTACATCGCAAGGAGCAATTTCTGGAAGAAATCCATGTAAATCCGATAAAGATGTAATTATCATCTATGAGTCCTCCTTGGTTTAATTAAGTTCTACACATTATTTACAATAGGTTTTTCGATAGGATTTACTTTAATAGGATTTACTTCAATAGGAAGATTTTCATGTTTTCTCTGAACAGGGTAAATTCCAGATTTAGATATTTTATATAACATATCATCTGAATCCCCTAATACTTCTTTTAATTGTTCTGTAATTCCTTTCCTGTCAATGCCTTCACCTACGATACCTTCACTACTATCATATGTAAACTTCTCAGAAGTTTTAGACCATTCTGGTCGTTTGTTATATATGTACCACTCATCGGAATCAAAGGAAATATAAAAACAAGGTTCGTTCATTTTTGTAATTTAGATTTAAATTGCTCAAAGGTTTCTATTTTAGGAACTTCCTCTCTATTTATTACCCAATACTTACTAGGTTCTTTATCTTGATAATCTTTCCTATACTCATTGTAAATATCCAGTATATGAAAGAACTCCTCTAGTTCAGAATTGTCTAATGCCTCATACAAGGTATCTATTTTGACAACAAAATACTTAAAACCTTCGTATATACTTTCAAGGGCTTGTTTAGTCGTTACGAGTTCTCTTAATTCTGGAGTTTTCATAGTTTCACGCGTAATTAGAATTCTAGCACGCAAAATAGGACTTTCAATTTGCTCTGCTAGGTTCCAATCTTGCCAAACAGATTTTCCTTCAGGAACGTCAACTATCCACTCGTCTTTTTCGGAGCAATATTTAAGAACTCCATCTGTTTGTACATACCAGATATCTCCATTCTTTTCAGTTGCACAATATTCTTTCATTAATATAAATAATATTAAATTATTATTCCCCTTCTTTTAGATACACAAATTATAATAAAAAGGGTAAGTATTATTGATGTAAAAGAAGAAACAAATTTTGAAAATATCATTTCTTCAATTCTCCCATAACACCACGATTTATTCTTTCTTCAATCCGTTCTTTACAAGCCGCAAGATACATTTCTAGACCTTCTATTTGTTTGGAGTTTTGGTCAGAAGGATACTTAGCATTTAACTTTTTCACTCTATCTAAAAGAATAAGAGCAAGTTGTTCTGATTGCCATCCTGGAATAACACTTCCATCTTCATTCTTTTGAACAAACTGGATAGTATCAGTCTTATCAATATAAGTAGATGTTTGTTTCTTGGAATCATATCCAGTGCACATACGAGCACGATAACGGTGTGCTCCTTCGTATCCGTCATTAGGAATTACTTCAATAGTAGGTTCTAGACTCGGGAAAACTAATAATTCTTCAACTGGTTGAAATTTCTTTTGTAAAGCCATAATATTTTTTTGTTTAAATAATTTATAAATAAGAATTTATCTTATTCTTCTTTAGCCAATCTTGAAAATACCAAAGTTGGCCGCATCCTCCGCCAATATCATCTTGACCTGCAGGATTAAACACCCTAGTGGAAAATCCTCTAGAAATCATTTTTTTATTAAAACTCTCGATAAGTTTTAATTGTCTTTGAATAGAGGAATGAACGCTTTCATCTTTTTCACATATAACAGACAGAGTTACTTCCCAAACATCTGGATTAAATGTTTCTTGAAGATTGTCAATATCGACCAATCTTGCGTTTCCTTCATAAACACAGTAATTGAAGAAAGGTTTTCTTCCAACGTTGGCTGCCCAGAATTCTCCTGCAGCAGCAATTTGTCTAAGGGTAGATGTTTTGGTAGGAATTAGCTTGGCTCTTGCAGAATCAGTAGATTCATGAACAGAAAATTGTAATCCAACCTTAGGGATTCTCTTAGATAATTCCACAAATTCTGACATATGCTTATATATAGATGCTGGGGCAGATGTAGACACAAGAAGCTGCGCATTTGGATACATTTCATATAAACGTTCGATAGCTTCTTCGAGGTTAGCAAAATTCAGGAATGGTTCTCCCATACTCATAAACATTATCTGAAATTTCTTTATTTCATTAGTACAACAATCAATAGAATTGAGTACTGTTACCACTTGTTCTACTATCTCGTGTGCTTCTAGATTCCTTATAAAGAACTTACCAGTTCCACAGAATGTACAACCTACTGGACATCCGGATTGAACTGAACAGCATATTACTGTTCGTTCAGCATAGCTGTTGTAACGATACAGTACTGCTTCTGCAATACCTTTCTTTGTTACACCACTAGCTCCCCATTCAAATACAAACTTCTTAACATTAGTATCAGAAGATTCAAAAATCTTATATTCCATCCTTATCCGTGTAAATTTCTTTTAGTAATTATTTCTTTTAACTGTTGCCAAGACACTGGTGTATAATCATTGTTATCCATACCAACATCGTATTGGTTTGGAACTAATTTATCCTCAAAAGGTGTCTTTTTACCTTTTTCAGTATGTATGTGTCCATATAGTTGCCAACTTCCTCTATGCGAACCATCCCATGTAATCATAGGATAATGGCTCATAAATACTTGCTGATTTTTACACTCTTCGTCACCAGTTATAGTAATCATCATCTGTCTTTCGACAGCTTCAAATCCATTTTCTGGAATATATTTCAACTTGTCATGGTTGCCCAATACGAGGTATTTATAACCATTTAGTTGAGGCAGAATCTTTTCCCAACGTGTCCTTTGACCAAAGCAAAAATCACCCAATATGAACACCGTATCGTCCCATGAAACTACTTTATTCCAGTTTAGTATGAGTTGGCGATTCATTTCCTCAGCAGTCTCAAACGGACGACTACAATACTTAATAATATTTGCATGGTCAAAATGACAATCAGAGGTGAAAAAAACATGATTACAGTCAAATTTATTACTTAAATTAGCCATTTGTTCTAAGTTTACCTAGTTGTTCTTTAGCATTGTGTGCGTCTATTCCTGTTAAATAAGATTCATTCTTATATACCTTATAGCAAGCACAATTTTTAAATTTCTTTCCAGAAGTACAAAAAGGACAAATTTCATTTCTACCTGTTTTATATCCTGTAAGTTTAAGTTTGTTTATATATGGAGTGTGCATTTTAATCCACATATTCTTAAAATCCTCGTTGTTCATTAACTCAGATATTGCTTCTTGCGCAGATGTTTTCTGATTTACTTCTTCAACAATTTCTCTATTTACGTCTTCAGTAGTCATTTCATTAAGCTTTTTACTTTTTTAAACTTTCCACATTTCTCGCATTTGAAAATATAGATGCTGTATCTAGAACCGTCATAGTCAATTCCAGTATTATCTACTCTAATTTCTTTAAACAGTTTGTATTTGTGACAACAAAACAATTTATCTACAATCTGTTTAATTATTTGTTTTATAAAATCCATACCTTACCAACATGAAATGTCTGTTATATTTTTCTCAGCACCACAAATATCGCATTTTACAACTATTAAATTACCGAGCCCGGTAGGGGTAAACATAATAGTGTACCCTCCACCAATTGCTCCTACATTAGTCCTGCATGATTTATGTTTAGCTATAAATTTTTGATACTTATAAGCTTCTTTTTCATTTAATGTAAATACTTTTTCCATTTAAATGTGAAAATCAACAACGGTTACAGGAATTTCGTCGTGCAAAGAGTCAACATAATTCCAAAATTCCTCATCCCATTCTTTTGGGTCTTTATCATTAAAGGTCATTCCAAACCATCCCATTTCTGCGCACTCTACCCAATCTCCACCGGGAGTAACAAAACAAAATGGAACACGCTTTTGTTCTTTCATAGCATCCCAATCCACTTCATTTTTAGTAGCATATATAGCGGTTAAAGGTTCTCCGTTTTCATCTTTTTCTTTTAAGAGTAACCATTCTCCCCATCTACCTCCTTCTATGTACCAATCCCATTTAGAATCAGGATTATATGTAGATAGAAGGTTATCTTCATCATCCCGTTCGTATCCCCATTTTTTAGCTTCTTCCCAAGCATTTTCATAGGATATTTCGAATCCTTCTTCTATAATTTTTTGTGCATGTTGTACATGATTTTTCTCCCAATCAGATTCAGGATTTGGATGTTTCTCTAATACCTTCAAAGCCCATTCATAATCCTCTATTCGTCTTGTTCTAACTACATTTATAGCCTCATCCTTGGTGTATTTAACATATACATCCACCTCTCGATTCTCGTCATAAGGCTCTAATAACTCCTCGTGGTCAAATCCAAAAACTAATCCTACAAAGTGTGACATTAATATTTATTTTGATAAGTCTAAAGACTTTGTTAAATAATTGATTGCATCTAATTGTCCTGAGGTTAGGGATATATGTGTATCGTTTATATAGATATCCCACCCTTCTCCATTATGCCATTCAGTAACTTCAATAAAATCAGATTCTTTAGCTAAGTAATCGTATTTATCAAGGTCATCAAATATTGCCTTCTTATTATATTTTTCCATAATATTTTGAACCGTATTGTATATAGACATGTCACTCTCCATGATATGCAAACCCATAAGCTGCTCCCTCTAGGAGATATAGGGTATCTTCCTCCAAATCTCTAGTAGTCCATTGGAAGTATGGAAGAGAGTATCTTACTATATTGAAGAATACTTCAAGGAATTCATCCTCTGCATAGTCAAACCAGTAACATCCAGAAGGAACGTCCTCGGAATCTTCAGTAGCTATCCACTCTTTGTTTATTATATTAAGTTCTAGTAGTTTCTTCGTATACTCTTGTGGAATCCACGTATCAGCATTATACCTCGCCCCTACTTCTTCTATATAGTTAAATCCCAATAGTTCTGTGGTCTTCTTATAAGCATCAGTAATCTCCTCGACAGAGTGAGTAGCTATTATATGGTATTCTGATGTATTAGCGTGCCCATCACCTGACGGGTCACCCAGCGTAAAACAAATATTATACATTATTATTTCTATTAAAAATATTCTTCAAGTTCTATAGATAAAGACCTAAGCACATTATTTACTACTTCGTCCTTATCTATTATTGTCATATTATTAGGATAGTCAATATGAAAATTTTTCGGATATTCTTGACTAGTAAGAGTTAGTCTTCCAGATTGTTCGTCATAATCTACTCCATATCCATAAAAACATAAATAATCATCTGGAACAACTCCGAGAACATAAATATACGACCATCCATTTTCATAAGCATCATAGAACACCCATTTATTTTTGTACTCATCATAGGAAGGATTATTAATGGCATTTGATGCATATAGTTCCTCCCTCAACTCTTTTAATTCCCATTCCAAACGATTTATTTCACTTTGTATTTCGTCTGAAGTTCTAACTTTTTTCATAAATATCTTCTTTTAATAAATTCTTCGTGTAAAGGTTGTGCTAACTCTCTTGCTTGAGGATGTGCACTGCTTGCATCTCTCAATTCAAAGAAATGTTTCCAATCACTTGTAAATCCAGTCATTACAAGTTCTGTCTTCAATGCATTAGGTAGTATAGCTCTGGCTTCCTGGGGTTTCCAACCTTCTTTTATAAGGGATAAGTATAAATCTTCAGATTCATGTAAGAATTCTAAAAAACGAGAGCCGTTATAATCTTCTGGACTCATAGGAGCTAAACTCCAACAAGGTTGAATAAAAGTTAATTCATTACCAAACTTATCTTTAGAGTAGTTACAGTAGCGTGTGCTTTCTTGAGCAAAAGAAAACACTCTATGTCTTACAAATTCGTGGCTAACACCTCTATCGCAAACAAACTTAACAGTATATCTCTTTTCATGAAATTCTGTAGGTTCACAGATGTACTGTAAGTCACCTAACCAATTATTTTCTACTAATACTCTATAATTAGTAGTAATATAAACATCTTGATAAGCCTTTTGTTTTTCTTCCCAAGTTTTACAATGTGTTGGATAATCTCCGAAGATAACTTTAGAATATGGATTCCTTATATATTTATTCTCCATATTAACACAATCATAATCTTCCATACTACCCCCATAGTTTCTTGTTTTAAGATATACAGTACCATGTTCAAGCATAGCTCCATGACCGGACTTTATCATTCTTTCTACAAATTCTTTAGCAGATGTATCTGTAATTTTATCTTCGGATTTATAACAAGTTCTTCCGGCGATTTCTATTTGTCTGTATATAGAATTTAAAAGTTCCTCTTTTACCATACGTGGGCCTATTTCCATGTCAGCAGGAACAACAATTTCTTTCGGTTTTTGTTCTAAAATTTCAAACGAAGGTTTTACTAATTTCATCAGTTTTTAAATTTATCAATGACTTCTTGAATGGACAAATCTCCTAATACTCTTGCATATTCGTTTATCATTTCTAATCCATATTCTTTATTATAACCTTCGTCATGCCCTATGGTATTTGAAACCATTTGAATTGCAGTGGTTATTAATCTGATGTCCTCTATTGTAGCAGGAATCAGAGCATATGTTTCGTCTATCTTATCATTAAATATAAATCTAAAACTAGATATAATACATTGTTTTTTAATAAATGTAACATGTTTAAGATTACAGACACTATCACTTAGTGTCTGCATTGTTACTCCATCATAAAAACCCATTCCGATAAGAAACCCATTTCTATATACCTTATATAGAACGTCCTTACTGTACCTATTATTATACCATTCGTAAAATTGTTTATAATTTAACATATTAATGAATCCAATGGTCCCCTATTGATATATCTGCAGTTAACGGAGCTCTGGTACAAAATGGCTTTCCTCCGCTTTCCATGCATTGTACCAAGACTTTTGCTACTTCATCCGCAATTTCTTCTGGAGCTTCTAAATTTATTTCATCGTGAACTGGAACACAGTATTTAACTTTGAAAAGGAGATTATTTTCCTTTAGCCAATTAAATAACTTTATAGAAGCTAATTTAAAACATAAAGCACCAGCTCCTTGTATTGGGTAGTTAACCGATTGCTTCATAGAATCCATAAGTCTGCGTTTCAAGAAATCAGCTTCTTGAAACAGAGGGTCGTCTTCAATTTGATTTTGCAAAATATACTGTCCGTCGATGGTCCCCAAATCATCATTAATTCTATTCAAATTATCCCAATCGTAAATAAAGGCTTTGTGTCCGGTTATAGGACTTAATAATATATAACCATGTTTTACAACAAATTCTTTTTGCCTCTCTTGGTAAGCTTTCAGTCCAGAGAAACCATTCATATAGTTGTTTTCTATTTCTTGAGCTCTCTTTTTAGATATACCATAATTTCTTACTAAAGTACTTGCATTTCCTGCATAGTTAAAACAAAATTCATATCCTTTAGCCTCTTGTCTAAGTTCATGAAATCGTTTTTTAATTTCCTTAGTTGGCATATCTTGAGGAATAACATCCTTAAACACCATTTTAGCAGTCAATGCATGCATATCCTTTGAACCATTTATAAGTTCGTCTAACATAGCTTTATCATTAGCTATGGATGCCATTAGGAATGATTCTTGACCACTATAATCCACCGAAATCCACTTGTTGCCCTTCTCAGCAACAAAACAAGCTCTAGTAATTTCATCGTGAGGAAGGTTTTGCAAATTTGGGTCACTAGAACTTAACCTTCCGGTATCAGTTCCAAGTTGATAAAAACTAGCATGAATACGTCCAGTTGCTGGATTTATTAGATTCAAAAACTTTTCGCCAAAGGCTTTAACTAACTGTCCTGCTTTTTTGTATGTAACGTATGGTTCTACAATAGAGCACTTGTGTTTTTGAGGTTCTATTTGTTTGATATTTACAGACTTGGTTTTTTGTTTGGTTTTCTTGTCAATAACTGTACAATTTAACCCAAGCAACTCGAAAAGAGGAACTACTTGTTTACTACTGTCCCAGTTTATCTTACATTGATAATTGTTATTAAATCCAGAAAACAAATCTCCTTGAAGGTTCTGTTCTACATAATCAAACGGAACTCCATATTTATATTCTACGCCTTCATCCGTAATTATTCTCCTTACTCCAAACGCAGAAGCTGGAATATTCATAAGGTCTTTTGTTTCCCTTTTTAAATTGGTTTTCATAGTAGCCTGAACAAATGGCTTGCCTTTATATGCAGGGTCTGGGTGTTCCATTTTGTGCTGCTCATAATAGTCTTCCACCCATTTGTTAATTTCAGATTCTGCAGTATGCATATCCTCTATATCTTTCTTCATCTTGATTCTCCATTTGTTAACATCAATTTTTGCACCACAATACTCTATGTAAGCAAGAACTGGAACAAAATGATTTTCGAAATCAATAGCGCGAAGAAGGTCTTTCTTTTTCAGAGCAGCCATTTGTTTCTCCTTTATAGATGTTAAATACATAACATCATGGGCAGCATAAACTATGACATCCTCGGTGAGACCAGTATTAACAATCTTACCTCGAATACTCTTATCCAGGTCTAAATTTAGATATTGTCTAGCTGCTGACTGCAAAGACAAACTATGGAATTGAGCAGGATATCCTAAGAACAACAATTTCTCGGCAATCATTCCATCCCACACATTCACAGGAACAATCTTATGACAATACAAAAACTTTAAGTCGAAAGATAAATTCCATCCAAGTAATGTTATTTTATCATTTTCAAATACTGGTCTAAAATATTCTACATCTACTGTTGTAGTATCTACCACTATTTGGTCTTCCCCCAAACCAAATTGAATACATAATAAAGCTTTGGTATGGGGGTCCAATCCTTCAGTTTCTGAATCATATTCTATCCAATCATGTTCAAGTATCAACTTTAGAGCCGTTTCTTTATCCATGATTTGATAGGCTTCAGACTTAAAAAATCGCTGTTGCTCAGTTACAAGATAAATCATTAGTCTACGCAGACTTCAATACAGCTCATATCAATATCTCCTTGAGTTCCAATTAAATCTGCTATGCGTTCTTTTAGAAGTCTCGCTATATCAGATTCATCTTTGTCTAATTCTCCTGAATATTCGTAATAAAAGTCTCCTTTAACTTCTACGGAGAATTTAAATACTTTTTCATCAAAATTATATGGAGCTAAAGGGTCACCTTCAGCTCCCAATGGAATGTTCGACATTTTCTTGATTTATTTTATTCATAAATTCATTTATACGGTCTAAAGCTTCTACAACCCTTATTGTTACATCTCTCACATTACCTTGAGAAGACTCTGGTAAGTAAGATATCATGTTAGGAACCATTCTAAAATAACTAACCACAATAAGTAAATCCTTATATGCTTTTTTAATCGTGTCTTGGGTCATAATATACTAGTGTTGAAGCGTCTCTTAAAATTGTGGGAGAATCAATATTTAAGATAGCTAGTTCTTGTTTAAATTGTTCTACATCAAATTTAGAAGTAATAATGTGGTATCCATGTTGAGTTGGAAAGACCTCTTTTATTCTGCTTTCAGGGTCACTATTACCTCTACATTTTTTAATAACAGTTAAGATTTTAGATAAATTATCTCCCAATTCATCAACATCAACTAATCTGTATAAATCTTTTCCAGATAAAGCAGGAAGTTCTCCACATACATGGTCCCAAATTCTAGGAGCCTGATATGTATTTCCTTCCATTATGAGTTTAGCAAGAGCTTGTTGACATCCACAAGATACCTTAAAAAAGCTCCTTTTATTAATCCCTATATATGCTCTCGCATTGTTATTCAGACATAGCTCTATAATTTTGTCTTTCTTCAAAAGTAGATGTTCAGCACTCCTTATATAGTAAGCCTTTATAAGTCTTGCTCCGTTGTTTCCTCTCCCAGTGTTATTTCCATCTTTCTTACGTTGAATTATTTGCAAGAAATAGAAATCATCCGGACTTGAAAACTTCATAAAATCAATAACTTTATCAAAATTATCTACAGTCATTCTTTATAAATTTTTAGTTTTGGTTTCCAAGCTTCTCCTATATTTCCTTTATTACATCCAAGCCCTATCCATTTAATTGTTGGAAAATATTCGAATAAGTACACAAACACTTGAGCTGATACATTAGGAATTTCAAAATCATTTACATATAGCATGACATGAGAATTTTCTATATAATATCCTCGGATGGTGTGTAAATATGGAATTCCTTCTTGACTAAACCATTCTGCATGAGAAGCGTTCATGTGTTTAGAAGTTGGGAATTTAACCAACAAAGTATTATCGTCCAGATAAAGAGGCTTTCTAGTTTTGTGAAATTCTAACTCAGACATTTCTTATTCCTATTATATCAAGTACTTCATCTGTAAAAGTCAATCCTCGACTATCTCCGAAGAGTTGACAAATAGTATCTCTTTCTTCTTCAGAGATTGATTCTGCTTTTTCAAAAGTTCCAACAATATCTTTAAAACTGAATTTATGAAATTCATTACTTCCGAAATAAAATTCATTATCTTCAAGTTTCTCTTTGAGAGCTTCATCACAAGTTAAAAGAACTAACATAGCTCTTTGATATTCGCTTTCACTGATAATATCAAATCCATATGTGTAAAATTCATCAGCCCAGCAATTATCCCATATTATAAGTCTATACATATTAATTTCTAGGAATTACGTCTAAATCAGTTAAATAAAATATAGATTCATCTAGATTTTTAGGTATAAAATAACCATTTACTTCTACATTCTCTCCTTTAAGAGTGTGAATCATAACTTCTCGGTCTGAGTCATACTGCTTAAGAATTTCGATTAATTGTCCAATTAACATCATATTAATTTCTCTATATAGTTCCTTCCTTCCTCTACAAAAATCGGAATTTCGTTGTCAATACGCCAAGAGCTTCTAATAGCTATTCCTTCCGATATGGTGTCTTTGACACAACAACTTCCTCTTCTGTACTTAGTAGGATAATCATTCCAGTTGATTCCTTTTTCTTTAAAAAGCAATTCTTGGACTTGGTTAACATTTAACCCTTCTAATTGTTTGTGAGGAAAATATGCTTGACCAACAGAGTTAATACTATTTCTAGTAGCATCTTGTTGTCTCCATAAAATATAGTTAGTTACTTCCTCTTTTGGAATGTTGAAGCATCTGGAATCGAACATCGCTCCCATCTTAATAGAACGTCTATATGCTGTGGCTAATTCCTCATCCGTTAAACTTCCATTCCAAATGAGTTCATTAACTTGTGCATGAAATTTTCTATTAAAGATAAGAGTTGCCATAGACGCAGTTACGCTACAAATCTTTTGTACTTCATAGTCAAACCAGGAATCAGTGGTGAGTTTTTGATAGTCTATTAAAATTAAACTAATTTCATCAGATTGTGTATATCCTAAAACACACCCCTGAATGTTTTCGCACAGATATTTCATAGTTTCCTGCATAGCTTTAGACATACATTCATCAAAGGGCTTAACAAAACCCTTCGTAAATGTATGAAATGCTTTTCCATCTAAGCGAATAATTACAGGAGTTCTTCTTATAAGTGATGTCCTAGAACGTGCTTCATAATAAAGCTTCATTCTATTTCCAAATTCGTCTTTCAAAACTTCTCCTTTCTTATATTAATATTTCCGTAATATAGATTACCGCTAACTATATAATTGAAATCCTTTCCTTCTTTTATAAAAGTTACCCAATAATCTATGTCCCAACCATTAGTATCAATACTACTAATGTCAGTCCATCCAAGTTTTTCCAATACTTCCTTTACTGATGCGAATGAAACACAGCCTGCATTAAACTCTTCTGGTTCAGATTCCATAATACGAAATAATTGGTCAGAGATGCCCCTTAGATTCTGTGTAATTATATCACCTCTGTTGACTATACTAGAATTATCCCAAACAAGAGTATCATTAAGATTATCATAAATTTCTCTGGTAGGATTTCCATTATTATCTTCAGGACTTAATTCGATTACAGTTTCATATAATAATTCACTGTCATAACAATCTTGTTTTCCATTTTTAACCTCCTCTATAGCTTCTTCTATTGTTTCAGCTTCCACTCCGTAATAAAATCTATGCCAAGAGTGGGATAAAATGTCTTCATATAAATCAAATATCATAATTTAAAATTTCCCTTCGTTAGGTTGTAAACAAATTAAGCCTTCATCGCGCCACATTGCAACACATTTAGCATTATCTTCAAGCACAAATGGTATATAAAACTTGCCCTTAACGTTATCCTCATATAATTTCTTCTTACATACAGGCCCTGCTATAAAGCTCTTAGCTGGACGCATTAGAAGTATATCGGGATGTAAGAAATTATTCTCTAACCATTCTTCAGTAGCTTTACGAATCTCTGGGGTATCCTCTCTACCAGTTAGTATAATTAATTTAGCTGGATAATTATCACAAAAATTTCTAATAAGTTCAAGAATAGGAGTTATTGGTTCGTCAATAAGCATACCTTCAGCTGCTCCTTCCCCATAAAATGGACGACCGCTAGTATTTAAACATACAGTAGCATCCATATCTACAATAATAGCTGCTGGTAAGTTAGTATTTTGGACTAGCATTTTATTTTTAGCTGCCATGATACTTTCATGAATTATAAAGTCCCTATAACGTCTCCAAGTTTGTTTAATGACTTTTTCTCCAATAGGATTCTCCCTTTTAGCATCACGTCTAATACATTCATCTACCGGAGTCCAAAAATCTTTGAATTCGATTTTATACTCATAGTCTCCAAATATATCGTTGTCTACAAAAGATTCTATTTCTTTTACGGTTTTGGGATTTAGATTCATATTGTCTATTACAATATCATAACCCACACTCATGGCATAATTTATACTATTTGTATATAAAGCCTTAACCATCGGTTCTCTAGATGTAACCCAATAGTCTCCGAGCATATTACGAATATCATCATTATTGATTCTTATTCTATGCTCTGGGTCTTCATGGCACCATTGTTTGGCCCATGTACTCTTTCCAGAACCTTGTATTCCTCTACATATAATTATTTTTCTTGTTTCCATAACATTACTAAAATACCCAGCCGTATTCTGTTTCTAAACTGTAAAATTTATCTTTATACATGAAACCTGATTTACCTCTTTTTATAACTCTTTTACAAAGAAAAGGCATTCCAACTTTACAAGTTTTATTATTTCTCCAAGCGCATAACAAACTCTTGCCCATGAAGTCCATAATAACAAAACTAGTATTTTTCTTACCTGGAACCTCTGTACAGTATTTTATTGGAGATTCATATACACTTCTGTATTTTTCAAATTTATTCATATCTTATAGTTAAACTACTATATCGGCACTTCTTGAATAAAATCGACATGGTTAATATTTTTTATAGATACATTTGTAGGTTCATCCTCAAGGACATCATCCCATAGTCTGCCTTCAATCTTTTTCATTGCCATTTCTAGAGATTCAGCCTTCACAAATACTGTATAAACACATTTTCCCTCTATATTAGCATATACGTCAAATTCGAACTCCTTCATGTAATTCATTCATTATATCGTTATATAATTTGACAGCAGAATTCACATTCTTACTTCTCTGGGCTAATTTTTTACAAACAGACATTCCTCTTCCAGTAATATGTCTAATTTCTTTCACTTCCTTCATATCCTCAGCACAAATTTCTCTTATTATTGGAACAAGCTCTAATTTTTTCACTATATTACGTTCAAATAAAACACAATACATTTTATTTTTCACTAGTTGGCTTAAGCCATAAATTAGTGTTCTTAAAAATGTAATCTCTTAAATCAGTGAGTTCAGATAACCACCCTAGAGTTAAAGATGAGTTACACTTAAAGCACTTTGTCAGTTCTTCCCTTATTCTCTCCTCAGATACTACTGGCATTTTGTCTAAATAGTCATAAGCCTTCATAGCCTGCCACATATCTTCAGATACCCGTAGTCTCTTGGTAATAGAGAATCTTATGCCTCTGAGAATCCTTAAAGGGTCATCATCAAAGGTTATAATAGGAGGTAATGGAGTCCTAAGAAGTTTCTCCTTAATATCTTTAAGACCTCCAAAATAATCAATGATTTCTCCAGTATCAGGGTCTTTAGCTAAAGCATTAACAGTAAAATCCCTACGTAATAAATCATCATAGAGATTTCCTGGCTCAACTATTGGAGTTCTAGTACCTGGAATGTACCCTACCTCCTTACGAGCCATTACAAAATCAGCCACTCCTTGATACTTATAGCCCTCCGGAAACCTAGCTCGAATTGTATAGCAGTCTGGAGTTACTAAGAAGATTTCAAACTTTTCTGCTATTAAATGTTCCCATAATAACTGAAACATATCACAGGTAGTCAAGTTTTCCTTTAAAGCTTCCTCGCATGGAACTGCTACATAATCAATATCCTTATTAGTAAGGCCGAGAAGTTCATCCCGTACCTTACCTCCTACTTCGTAAAACTTAAACATCTCCATTTTCAAATAATTCTCTAATATCATAGCAGTCAATATAGGGAGTTCCACTTGCAGTTTCTTTTTCACTTGTGAAGAAGTCTACAAAGTCCTCCCATGCTCCATCATCCTTTAGAATAAAATCAGCAAGAGGGTATATTGCCATCTCTTCTAACTGCCAGGAGAGATGATACTCTTCAGCAGGAACCCATTGGGTAAGATACTCCCCACAGTGGTCAACTACATACTGAATACAATGGTCTAGCCAGTCATTGCCTGCAACCTTACAATGATAATCGTAAAGTATTGGATACTTCTCTGCTAAGAATAGTAAGAAGTTTTTATCGGCTTCTCGCGAGAAGTCACAATAGTCAGTAAAAGACTCTCCAGCCTCTCCTTCCCATATTCCAATAAGACGTACTACATCTTTAGCCTTCAAATCCTCCCTATTGTAAAACTTGGTCTTTTCCATAGATTTCTCCACTGTACTCATTCCATTCATCATCATCTTCACATTCTTCTATAGTAAAGTTATAGTAGGTAGTTTCATCTACTCTACTCCATAATTCATCCCAGTCACTTTCTTCCATTTCGTCTGGGTCATAACCTTCTTCCTCAGCTATATCATTCTCACAACTATAGCTCTGAAAGTTGTCATAAGCTAATTGTTCAGCTAAATCCCATAAGTCCATCTCTGATTCAGCAACTGCTCTGAATGTATTATCCATTCCACACCAATATGTGGAAACGTGAATTAGAAACCTTTTCATTATGCTTCGTCCTCAATATTAGTTTCACCCTTATCTAATTCCTTCCCTTCTTTATCGAGGAACTTAAAGCATTTTAATTTAAATGCTTCAGATTTCATATTTTCAATCTTAATAACTATTCCCTCATGGGGTACTTTATTGTCACAAGATGGAGAATTTCTTTCCATGTAGAATCGGGTATCATTAGCTAGTTTTTGCATAAAATTTTCATTCCAATGTTCCAATTCATTGAGGTCTGGATATAAATCCATAGCTATACCATAATACCATTCATCAACTGGAGTAAGACCTACTCTAGCACACCATTGTTGAACTTCTCTAGCACTAAATTCATGAACTACACCATCAACGTTAGTTACAGTCACACGATAAATTCTTACTTTGAAATGTTCTTCGTGTGTATACTTTTCGTCACCTACTGGAGGCAAGCAACCATAATCATAACCTTTCTGAATATAGCCACCATTAGGTAAGAAACCAACGATTTCATAATATACAGTCATGCCTTTAGACAAGCAAGGTTTAACTATTTTATCAGCCTCCGCCCAAACATCACACCCATAAAATCCAGGAGTAACATTCTTATTATAGAACTGATTCTTTATTACTGTTCTAGAAGCATACAAATAGTCATACTTATTGAACTCTTCCCCAGTAAGCCATTTAGCAATTTTCTGTTTCCAGTTCAGGTCTTGTTTACAAAGTACATAAGCTGATATACCAGAAGTTCCGTGAATTTTCTCAGTAATACTGATTAAATCATTTGGATGAATTACATTAGGACATTTCTTGATAAGAGTTGTGTCGTAATGAAATCTAAATTGATTTTCTATTAGTTTATCTAAGCCCTTTGGCTGTTTTCCTTTGCCGTTAGGGTTAGATGTTCCTTGAGTTCTAGTGTTTTTTGGAATATATTTCTTATTAACCCAGAAAGATTTTCCGTCATGCTCTACACTATCAAATTCTATTCCAACCTCTACTTTAGGTTCAATATTTACAACAGAAATAATCCAGTTTTGAAACACTGTAACGGGAAGAATGAAACCCTCCGACAATTCTCCTCGCAATCTAATAGCTTTTACACGACCGTTATCCTCAAACATTCCAGTTTGGGTTTGGTCTGAGTTCAACTCACCATGACGATATAAATTAGCGTAAGATAAGAATTTTGGATTAATACAGCAAGCAGTTGGAAAGTATACGTACAATCCAGGTTGAGAATCTATTCCAGTGATAATATTATAACCATCAATACAGCAACACTTTAGTTTGGTAACTTCTGGGTCAGAATGTTTGTGAAATTCTTTAATTTCTACTATCTTAGCAAGATAGTTTACATTTGCATTTTTACTTTTAATTAATTTCATTGCTCAAAATTTCGGTTAAACTAAAAAATGAAAAATCGTGAGGTGTAAGGGAAAGGTAAGTATGAGTAGCTTCAAATTCTTCTATACGAGCCTTTAGCTCATCTACAGTTAAATTTAAATATTCTGCTTCATTGTAAAGAGTATCTCTAGACCAGCATACAATTTCTTTCGTACCCTTAAATAAACACTCTATTGTACACTCTCCTTCGTAATGTTTAGAACGAATAACTAAAAGAGACCACCCTATAGGTTTGGCAAAAATACCGTTTTCTCTATCTAAGTACCTGTAACCTAGAGATAAGGCAGCGACAACTACATTATCAAGCATTGTACAATCTCCATTCTTTTGATAAGACAGCATCGGTGTAGAATTTAGTAACACGATAAGAGGCCATTGACCCCTCAACATTACAAATTATTTCTCCGTCCTGCACACGATAGAGTCTTGTTTTGCCATCTAATTCAAGACACACTGTTTCTCCGATTTCCATAAAGGAAAGAGCTTCTCCAAAATTAAAACTTTTCATAATCTAATTATTTTTTAGTGTTTAACAAATCAATTACTTCCTCTACATAAATAAGATTACCATAAATTTCGTCTATGGTGTCCGATTTATACTTTTCTAATGAGGAACGAACACTCTCGAACATTTCTGAAAACATTGCGTCGCTTTCACAAGAGTCGAGAGTGCTTTTCGCCAGAAGGGTAAATAACTCTGCCAGCGTAGAAGAAATTTCAATTCTTTGCTTACTGTACACGTTTTGTAGCTAAATATTCACACATAAAATTGGCAAATGTTTGTGCCAATGCTTCATCTTGTTCTGTATTGAAATAAAAATTAAAAACGTGGAATAATTCATGCCAAAAAGTATTTTCAATTTGACCTTCTTCCAAATCAATATCTCCTTGCTCAGTAGGAATTTGTTTAGCAATGACTATTTTCCTTCTAACATCATCATGGTATCCATAGTCACCCCTATCAATCTTATCAACAACTTCTACAGTATACCAAGTGTTAGCTATTTTGAATTTATCTGGAATTGTTGTATTATTCATCGTACAATGGTTTTAACGCTTTGTATAAAGGTTCGAGTTCGTCTTTGTAATAATCTAATTCCAAGCCAATAATATATTGTGTCGCAGTATATATAAAATTATCGGGCTCTTCCATAAGATAATTCCACATACTCTCAATATCAGATTGTTCAAGTTCAGCAACATCCGAATCGAATGGGTTTACGTTAATATACATATTATTCGTAGTCTCTAATACACTTTAAAACTGGCTGTAGTGGAGTTCCTTCCTCCGAATAATAAAAGAATTTTACAGTAGCCATTTTCCCTATAAGATTATCTAGATTCTCACGATATTGCTGTTTTAATTCTCTGTTGCCCATAGGCTTAGCTTTAAATTCAATTCCCTTATCAGTTATGCAAGTAAAGCACATATCTTCATCTCTGAGACCTTCGGACAATCCAGTAATTTCAAATTCAGCATCTTGATATTCTTTAACCTTAATCATATCATTAGTTCTTTTTCCAAAGCCATAAGGTTTATCTGGATTTCTAACAACGATTCCTTCAAACCCTTCTGCTACATACTGGTCGTGGAGTTTTTTAATACTTGCCCATCCGGATACCTCTACTTGAGGAACCATTTGAAATTTAAGGTCTTTATCATCCCATTCTTTATTAGGCTCAAACCCTAATTCAAGAGCTTCTTGAATTTCATCCAACTTATACAATCTATCAGAAAAAGGCACATCCGGAATCATTATATCATAAATATAGTATTCGAGTACAGAGCAGTCCTTACCTTCGTCTTTTTCAGTTCTTGCAAGCCCACTTAGAGCTTGCAAACTATATCCATGACAATACAGTTCTCCGTCGAATACTATTTCCGGGTTGTTTTTCAAAAACTCTATAAGTTTAGGATGATTTCTTAAGTGAGAAGTAGAGAAATTATAATCTCCACCACCTCTACTTGCAGATTTAACCTCTCCGTCCTTCCAGTAAAAAGAACACCTAACTCCATCTATCTTTCGACTTCCATACCAAACCTTTATTTTATCAAACACACTAGTCGCTACCTTATTAAAATCTTTAGCTAGCATATGCTTCTTAAATCCATTAGCATCAGTTGTGTGCTCTGGAAGAAAAGCATCGAGCTGAGTTTTAGTATATTGGTCAATAGAGCCTTCAATTTCTTTATATCCCTTATCAAGATATTTTTTAACATGAGAGTTAAATTCTAATTCTGCCTGTTGAGCAATAGTTCTTTTTACTTTACCTTTAGTAATATAAATTTCTGGCTGCACGGTTATCTTACCGCCATATTGATACGTGTTTCTGCGAATAGTATAACATTTCTCAACATCGTCCCATTCGCACGATACTTCTGCGACTCTAATTTTACCTTTACTGTCTTTTGTAATTAAAGTTTTATTCATTTAAATACGATAATCCTTAATTATTTCCCAAAGCTCATCTGGAGTTTCTATCAAGACTTTCTCGTCATTAATATATACTGGTAATCTTTCTTCAGTATATAAATTTTTACTTTCATATAACCACCAATTTATCCAATCAACACCATCTGGAGTAAATGCTGCATTTAATAACATGTCACATACTTTCCCAAATGCCTCGAACAAAAAAGAATTGATAATATCTATTTTTAAATCATATAGAAGGTCGATATCGTTATTAAATTTTTCATGGACTTCTATGAAATCAATAAATTCCTCTTTTGTAATCATTTTCCTGTACTTCCAAATCCGCCTTTACGAGTAGTTTCCTTTAGAGAATCTACTTCATTCCATTTACATGCCTCAACTTTAGTAAATACTAATTGAGCTATGCGTTCTCCATCTTCAATATATACAGCTTCGTACCCGTTATTAATAAGAATAATGCCTATCTCATTAATATAATCAGCGTCGATTGTTCCTGGGGTATTTAAAACAGTAATTCCTTTCTTGAGAGCCAATCCACTACGAGGTCTTACTTGACATTCATATCTAAAAGACCCATCACCTTCAGGCATTTGCATAAATATTCCAGTCGGAATTAAAGCTCTAGCTCCTGGGTCCAGTCTAATCATTGTTACTTTATTGGCTTCAGACTTAAAGAGAACTTCGCAATCTCCAAAAGCTTTTATAGTATTCTCCGGAGTTATTTTACTAAAATCTGCTTTCACATCCATGCCTGCAGACAGACTTGTTTCATACTTAGGAAGATTGTTATTCGAAGTATTAATTACGTTTACTATCATGTAAATATTCAGTTAAGGATTTTATAATATTAGAATCTGCTTCAGTGTAAAAGGCTTTTACTAATTCATCTCCATCAAAGACTGCGGCAAATGGAGTTTTTCTTGCTCCACATGAAGATTTTAATTTATAAGCTTGCTTTTTTTCTTTGTAACTGCCTTCATCGTAAATTTCTACGAACACTCCATTTAAATCCGCTGCACAAAATTTTGCGAAATCGTGTTCATTGTCGTATACAAACTTTACAGTAAGCATTATTCATTAATCTGAATGACTTCGTATATAGTTCCGTCTATGTTTATAGTATCAGAGGCTTTAATATCCCATATATCATATATGTCTGAATATGCGTCTTCCGCATACGATTGATAATCGAAATAGTCCCTTAAATTAGCCGGAACTCTCCATTTAACCTCTTCTTCAGCGTCTTCTCTATATATTCTAATCTCTTCAAATACTTCATCCCTAGTCATTACTATAAATGTCATACTGTTATAGTAATATTTATCATCGTAAACTTCAAGATTTTCGCAGAAATCAGGAATTTCTTCTTCTTCAAGTTCTAGATATGTAGCTAAAGCCTTTATTTTTTCGACATCAAAATCACACTGCTGAAGCGCATCTTCAATCATTTCGTAAATTTTTTCCATAATGCATTTTTTATTGTAATAAATGAACATCTTTTCTCGTTCTCGATAGTGCTACATATTGTAACTGTCGCCTTTCATCTTTATCTCTACATAAATTGATATTTCTCATATCAACAAACACTTCTCCAAATGAACTTCCTTGGGACTTGTGAGCTGAACAAGCATATCCATAATCAAAAGATTTTTTACGAATAAGTCTGTTATCTAAGTACAAATCCACTGGTGTAGTAAAACTACCTATAAGTTCATAGTATTCTCTCCACATCTTTGAAGCAAGTTGGAATCTTCCAGAAGATTTAAGATTAATTGCTCTCAATCTTATTTCTTCTATTAGAGACGCAAGAGCTTGTAGATAATCATTACTAATGTCCCTAGACAAAATTAATATAGGACAAGAACTCTTATATACAGAATCATATAAAGTTAGTTCATATCCAGGAAGAGTGAGAAATCCTGGAATACCAATATCAGTTTTTTTCGGAGGGTCTACAATTATATAGTCCATAGAGTTCCAAAACTTAACTCCGTTAAATTCTAAATTCTCATATCCGGTCAAAAACTCAAACTGATTGTATTCAACGGTCTTCGAATCTTCCCACATAACACGCCTCATACAATTGTTATAACTAGCTACCATGGCATTAGTATACGCAAGTATTTTGGTTGCTAATATATCTCCATTCCTCATTGCGCTTCTAAAACTTGGAATTGCGTGTTTGATAAAATTGATTGTGTCCCCGTATACAAACAAAGAGCCCTCCTCAGCTTCTCTAGTTTCAAATTTATTAACTAAATCTGTTCTCAGAGTAGTGAGCAAGGGCATCAGTGCGTTATTTTCAGATTGTCTGTATATCTTAGTAAGAGTAAATCTGTTCTCAACATTAAATACTTTCGAAGTCGTAAGTGAATTAACTGGACGTAATTGAGCTCTATCGCCAACAAATATAACTTTGCTGCGAAACTCCTTAACTTTTTCCAGTAATAAATCAAATAAATCATCATTTATCATAGATGATTCATCACATATAACAACCCCGTTGTGAGGTATATTTAAAACACTATTTTTAGTGACAAATTTTAAGTCATTAAAGTCGAGGTCTAATATTTCAAGATTGGGAGAAAGTGATAATAATTTATGTAGTGTGATAGCCTCATCATCGGTAAATCGTTCAAGTACCAGTTTAGCCTTATGCGTAGGAGCACAAAGGCATCGTTGTATTCCCTCATTTCTCATATAGTCAATAAGAGTTCTCATTAAGAAGCTTTTTCCTGTACCTGCGGCTCCAATTAATGAAAAAACCTGGGAGTCTTTATTTTTGAGAAAAGCTTTCATCATTTCTAGTGCTTGAGACTGTTCTTCACCTAAAATAGTTTCCGGCTTATCGGTTCTTTGGTCTATTGTTTCGATTTTAAAATCTAGCATAGGGCTATTAAAATAATAGCTAAAACAACTATTCTTATTGGAACATAATATTTTTCTCTTCTCAGAGATTTTCTACAGTCATCTAATGTAATGGAGTCTATAAAAAGTTCATCAAAAGATTTTATAAAAACAGCTATTTGGGCAAATATAAGAACCCAAATAATTATAATTGCTATTGTAGTCATTTCCAGAATATATCTGTTATGTCTGTAAGTCCGTAAATAGGATTTCCGTTTTCATCTATTTCTCTACTCATTCGTACCTCATAAAATCTTTGATTAGTATTAGGATTGTTTAATGGACCCAATTCTTCTATATAAGGACCCAATTTGATATAATTAAAATTCTTTAGCTCAATAGCAGGTGACAACTCTTGCCTACCAGAATACCAAGCAATTCTAACATCAACCCAACTACCCTTATCCAACTCATTAGTATACATTGACCTAATAATTCCAGCTAGCCAGTTTACATATTCTGGACTGGAATCTCCACCCATAAATGCAACACAGGTAATACCTTTATTACTAAGCATCATGTCTACTAATGAATCTTCATCCAAATCTTCTCCAATATCCCCTGCCAAGTAAGAGCTATGACAACCCTTACAACGGCATGGACAATTAGATATATTTATACAAAGAGTAATTTCATCTGGAATTTCTCTAAGCGTTACTGCTGTATCAACATATTTAAGCATACTAATTAATTTTACAATCTACTTCAGAATACACTCTACGAGTTTGCTCTTCTTGTCTGCCTGCAGACCAATTCCTAATCTTAGTAAGATAACCTATAATTCTATCATACATGTCGATACGTTTGCTTCCACACTTAGGACATTCCGTTACAGGAACCTTAGTGATAAATCCACAATCTTGACATTCAGAATTAGGAACATTAAATGTAAAATAACTACATCCAACAGTAGCAGCATAGTTTAATAATAGACTTGCTTGATTTTTAGAGGGATGTTCAGACAAATTAATATGAGCTGCACTTCCTCCATCTAACCAATCTCCAACATATTCATTACCATGAAGTTTAATTTTCTCCAAAATAGAACTATTAGATTCTGGAAGAAATACATAAGAAGTATAAAGATTTCTATTTTCAGGAACCCAATCATTCTGTTACACTCTCCTCCGTTGTACAAGGAGATGATTCATTTAAATATTTGTTTAAGTCTATTATCCCTGCGTGGACTTTTCTATGACAATTAGCACATAGACAAACACATTTTTTGATTTCTTTTAATAAATTTTCTTTGCCTTTACTACGATTTTTGCCAATAGTAAAATCTTTTTCTGCAGGGTTTTTGTGGTGAAAGTCTAAACATACAGGTTCATTTTCTCCACAAATAATACATTTAGTTTTTAAGGAATGTATCCATTCAGTTTGCTCCTTCTGTCTTTTAGAGGATTCTTCTCTATGTTTAGAAGGGTTAGCATCCCTGAGTTCCTTACGTCTAGCATTACGACAATCTCTACATTGATTTCTCCCGGTTTCAAACCGTTCAAGCGGTAATTCCTTACCACATTTGCTACATACTTTAGTATCCATTATATACAAATTTAAAATTTAAACTGGTACAAAGATACAAAATTTCTGTGCCGGGACAAAAATATAGGTACAAATATTTAAATAAACGGGCTATCATTTCTGTAGCCTCTCTATGTCACCATAGAGTTCAGACTATTACATACTTTTAACTAATATATTCACATATGTTACTTAAAAGCCCTTTTTGTTTAGTCGTTCAGGCTGCACGGAATTTTCCTGCTTGCCCCTCGTTGTCTTAACCTAATTTCAGATTAGTTAAGTAGTTCCGAGTCAATTAAAAAAGGTTTTAGATGGACGTTGGTTCTAATCCATCAGCTTTATCCCAATTATAATTCTTGACAGCAAGGGATTCTGCAGGAACAAGCTCAGTATTGAACATCTCCTTCTTAGTATTGTGAAGTTGATTTTGTTCTTTGATAGTACCGAAAATAAAGTTACAGAACTCTTTATATTCCTCATTGTCATTACATTTAATGCCTAAGAACATTGCTGCTTCATTTAATCCATTTAAACCAATAGTTAGATATTGATTATTGAGGTTAATAAATCCAGATTCGTAGACGGGAAGTAGGTGAGCATTATATAAATCCCATAATAGCTCATTATAAGCTACATGATATTTATATACTCTATCGAGAATATCTCTTAAATATTTACCAAACGAGTCTTTAAACCATTTCTCTTTATTAAGTCCCTTAACTTCTTTCAGGCACCAATCATCAGGATGAATAAATGACTTAGTCCAATTCTGGATAATTCTACTTAAGTTAAGTGTGATTACTGACTTAGAACCAGTTTGTTCTCCAACTAAACCATTAGTAAATGTGAACTCATTAGATTGCAACTTATTCTTCAATCTGCAACAGCTCGATAAGCTATCTACACTATCACTTATATAAGTAAAGAATGAATGCCCTTCTGCATATTCTTCTGCAACAAAATTAGCCCATTCCTTGTCTTGGAACTCTTCGTCTTTATAAAGAAGAGATACAGTTTCTACAGGGAATGTTAACATACAACGAAGTCTTTCAGCATTGAACCACTTCATAAATTTCTTTTGCAGCCAATTAAGTGAATCCCATTTTGGAGTATCTCCGTCAGGAAACACAAAATGTCCATACATTCCTTCAAAATAAGGTTTGTCAAAGTAACTTACGTTCCAGAAAGCTGATTGGAATCCTCTTGCAGCAGCAGGTTGATTGATAGAATAAACAATTTGTTGAAACTTCTGTTCAATCACCTTCTCAATGGTTCTACATTGATACCCTTCCCTTTCCGGATTGAACTCTCCTCCATATGTTTGTACTCCTTTATCAGCGTATTTGTAATAATTTTCACCCCACTCTTTACGAGCAAAATGGTCAAACATTACTAAGAAACTTGCAGTTGCTACAGCTCCAGCGAATTGAGAGGATACTGCAAATATCATGTTTACAAACATACCACAAAATGAATCGAGATTCTTTGGAGAAGCTGATAAGCCACCAATGTCTCTAATTCCTCCTTGTAAGAATGGATAACAAGATAATGCTACACAATAAGGAAATCCGAATGTAGAATTTTCATCATGTTTGTAAATAATATGATTTTTTAAGTCTCTTTCATACTGCTTGTAATCAAAATCAGGATACAAAGCTCGAAGTTTTTCTCCAACTCTATATCTATTTAAATCAATGTTATTAGATTTATAAAGCTCGTTATTAAGGACAGCAATATTCTTATTTGCTACATTAGAGTTGTCATCTACTTCAGACCCCTCTGCAGCATTAGATGCTTTCATAAAATTCTTAATGAACTCTTCTCTTTCTTTTACATTTTCACGAATACGAGCTCTATTCTCTCGATAAAGAATAAAGGCTTTAGCTACTTCTGGAAAATCGAAATCCATAAGGATTTCTTCAATCTGGTCTTGAATATCCTCTATGTTAATATCATCCCATATCTCAATTGAATCTACAATATCGTTGATAGTTTCAACAGATGTTTCATATCCACATGCGTTAAAGGCATTTAGGATTGCGTTTCTGATTTTTGAAGCATTAAATGCTTCTGTTGTTCCGTCTCTTTTTATTACGTTCATAGATATAAAAATTTGTTTATGTAATATCGAAAAGTTCTACAAAGATAGTAAAAAATTTCGACATTACAAAACAAATCAATCAATTGTTAGGATGTCTTTAAGTAGCAAAGTTTTCTCAACTTTGTTCATTATATCTTTTCCTCCATCATTACTGATTAACTGAGTAAAAGCATTATAAACCGTGAACATATTAACCGGCTTATCTTCTGGAATGAAATATTCCGACTTCTTATTTTCAAACATTAGTTTATAGGCATCAATTGGAGTACTTGTTGCCAGCTTTACCTTTCCATATCCAGTGTCATAGGATAAATTAATAGAATTACGAATCCACATACCAAGATTTCTCTCGATAAGTTCATCTGTTCTATCAAACTCAGTTTCATGTAGTTTCTTGAGCCATACTTTTATGTCATTTGTTTGCTCCATTAATTTAGTCACAGAACTAAAATTGATAAGCTTTTTTGGCTCCAACTCCCGAACGTTTAAAAACGAAGGACTGAATACACATAAATTGGTACATGCTCTATTCAATCCTCCTCTATAAATCTTAACTACTGGTTTACGAACATCAAGTCCATAAACTAGACCAACTACTTCATCGTGATTGTCAAACGAATATTCTTCTGGAAGAACAGCCTGAACCCAAACACGGTTATAAGTAATATCATCTGTATCTATTTCCCCTTCTTTGGTCTTAGTAATCTGGTCTGGTAATTTTACTTGGATTCTAAAATCATCAGTAAATTTAGACATTCTTTCAATAAAAGGTTCTACGTAAGCTCTAGTTTCAAGGAATTCATTATCCTTAATAATTGTAGCCTTTCCTTTATATAGTTCTGGGAGTGTAATTTCCACTATTCTACTATTAATTTTAAAGTCGTTTTATCATTTATCATCTTCACAAATTGGGAAAGAGTTTCAGAGAAATGTTTGCTTTCTACAACGTTTAACTCATCAAACAATATATCTGTGTCTATTACAAAAGAATGAGTAGATTTATCAAATCGAAGATATGCCGCATCAATTTGGTTAGAAGAATACACTTTTACAAACTCTTCATATTTGTCTTTAAGTAGAAATTTAGTAAAGTTATATTTTTCTTCTAAAATCTCCTGAATCATCCATAAAATTTCATCCTCAACATCATTATAATCAAAAGACCACGGATTGAAATCCCCGTTTATAGAATTTTCATCAATAAATCCCTCAACAGCATTGCATAGGATTTCGTAATCCTCAAATTTATCTTTATGATAAGCCTCTAATAAATTTATAAACAAATTATTCATACAAATCATGTTCACTAATACTTGTTCCAAAATAATCATGAAATCCGTAGTAATTATGCTCCCAAACATCGAGATTTTCAAGAAATCCTGGTTGTCTTGCTAATTCAGGATGAATTTGTAACACCCCGTCTCTATAAGAGTCAAAATTGAAATCATGTTCAAATTCATAATTATCAACTTCTTCCATGAGAGTATCAAAATATTCATTTGAATAAGGAGAAGTATAAGAATGACTCTTTTCATTTTCAAGTTTGGCCTTCTCTGCAGATTCTTTTGACATATAAACTCCGAGAATGGATTCCCATTTATCTTCCCATTCTCCACCATATTCAGTTACTATATAACATTTTTTCATTGCAATACTATTTTACCATCAAGAATATTGTTATTTCCATCTAATATCGAAAAGTCACAAGCTGCCGGAGTATTTCCGAAATTTTTGTGAATCCATTCAGAACTTCCGAATAAAGAACCTACAGACTTATAAGTAAATCTTCTACCATAAGTAGTTGCAGATTGATGTAAATCTCCTTTTACAAAAACCACATCACCTGTAATTCTTTTAGTATCCAGATATTCATTGATAAAGTTTTCAGTTTTAACATCCAATGTTAGAGGTAAATTCTTAAACATATCTTTATTATCCTTACCGTGACAGAGAACAAATGTGGTTTCCCCAATTTTAAATTCTCCAATAAATTTGTCAAATATTGTACAATTTACTCCTTTATTGGATAGTATAGCCTCTAAAGCTACATTGGCGGCATATCCGAAATCTCCATCATGGTTAGACTCTCCCACACATACATAATTCAGTTTATTACAGTCGAGTTTGCTGAGTTCTGTGAAAAAATAATTCATAGAAGATATAAATGTATGAATTTGTTCTTTATTGCACATATTTTGAGGTAATGAATGTCCACCTCTAGTTGTTTGCCCATTATATCCGTCTAATGAATCCCCGAGATTGCAAACATAGATATTATCAAATCCTCTATAGATATCATTTAAATCACATACTCTATTAAGAATAACATTCATTCTTCTGATTACCTCATCTCTATCATATGGATTACTATATATAGATAATGGCGATACATAGGCTCCGATATGCATATCTGAAAGATAAATAATAATATTCTTTTTGGAAGATGTTCCAGTCGGAGTAAATGTTTTTATACCAGTAAGGTCTAACCCCTCTAAATCTATCTTGATTCCCTCTTCAAGCTTTCTCTTCAGTTCGATATTTTCAAGAGCATATTTCTTTAATAAAGCTCTATCATTCTTGATAGATTGTTCCTCGATTCCTCTTACAAAGTCATTTTCTTTTTCCCTCATTTGCATAATCATAAGCTCTTCCTTGCTATTTTCTTCAATAACATGAGGGGCAAATGGAGCCACAGCCTTAGTAATACTAAATACTCTAAGGATTCTTTTAAAATCAATCAAAGAATATTCTGGAAAATACCGGCTTATTTCACGCTGGGTAATTGACATTCCATAATATGAATACATACGATAAATAGTATTCATCTCATCTCTTGTCAATCTTCCCGTAAGAGGTGCTTTATCCCTTATCAAGACTTTAAATTCATAATACTTAATTTTTCCTGATTCATCACGAATAAGGTTGATACTATTTCTATCATCATCGGCCTCTAATTCTACTTGAGAAAGATTTGACTCTTCTTCAAATTGAAACTCTGGAAGTTTATTCTTTTTGTTGGATATCTTTTCCCACAGTTCTTTTATTTCCTCGAATTTTTCTCTAGCTAACAGCCCATTTTTATAAGCCTGGCTAATATTATAATAAGTTGTATTAAGGTAATTTTTGCACAAGCTCATTTTTTTCTCATACGCTGTTTTAGAAATTCCAAGTGAGTTTAATTCGGTTAGATGCCCGATGAATTTTTTAATAGTTTCTTTTTTCATTTTTCA